AATCGGACGCGAGGCTACAGAAGCAGGGACAATGGTTGTGCTCTATTTCGGCGAAGGCAACGCTAATGACCTGCGCGCAAACTCTGGTCTATCGTCGTGCAAAATTGGGTTTGTGCAGTGTGAGAAAGGCAAGAATGCATCCTCTTATATCTACACAAACGGCGGCGCCGTAACCCGCGACCGCGACGACGCCCGCTTCACTGACCCGAGCGTGTTCAACAATTTCGAGCGCGGGACGTTTGTTATTGGCTGGGAAACTTTTAGTAATAAGCCGACCAGTAATTCCTATATATTATCCCCTGCGGGGTCTAACTATGAGTTTTTAGGGCAAAGGGCGGCTAGTGGTGAGATTGACGGGGAGCATTTCACTTACATCGGCAGCGGCTATGTTGAGTATCCGACCTTAGCCCGCAATATTTCGGCGGTTTCATGGGACGGTGTTACTGTCCGAACCTCATCAAATGGATCAGAGGTTCACGAGTTCGAGCAAACAAGGCAGTTTCCGGCATCAAATTTGGAGATAGGCGGAAGACAAAACACGTGGTCTGGCTGGATTCGCCAATTACCCTTCAACCCCGAAGCCCTGACCGACGAACAATTTCAGCGCCTAACCGCCGTACCCCGCCGCACGACAATCGCCAGTGGCCAAATCCTTGCAGACTACGATCCGAATGAGCGTCTGTCACTGTTCCAAGACCGGCACGGAATCAAGCCTGTCGAGCGCGATGGAGACCCTGTGCGTTTCATGCTTGACCTCGGTCCAAATGGAAATCATCTACAGGCGGCACCTGAGTCTACGGGTCTTATCTACCGAACGGACGGCGAGCGTGCGTGGATCGAGTGCAACGGCGAAAACGATTATTTCCAGTATCGCGCCGGCGCGTTGCTTCACAGCGGCACGGCTATAGCAAGTGCGGCGGTTGCCGTGGGCGTGAATGGAGCGTTTGAATTCCGATCGGGTGCGGCCACCAATGCGCCGCCGCTGACGAATGCTGCATCGTTTGCAGAGGGCGATCCGTTTCGAATCGGTGGCGCTGCAAGCCGCATAGGCCGTGTGACGATCACGGCGGGCGCGAATCAAGCCGACCGCGACGCGATCGACGCCGAGATCATTGATCGGTATGTGAGTGCCTAGTTATGGCTGCATACGATCTCGATCAATCCACCGATAACAGCGTCCTGTTCGATGACGTCGTGGTTCGCTATCCGAAAGGCATTTCGGAAGTCGGCGCCGAAGGGCTGGCCAGCGCGATCGCGCGTGAGCAGCTGAATGTTCGAGTTACCGAGAACGAAGGTGACATCGAGTCGGTTGCCGAGCGGGCGACAACGCTCGAGTCGGCTGTCAACGATCCCGATACGGGCCTCAGCACCAAGGCGTCGCAGGACGATCTTAGCGAAGCTGTCAGCACGGAATCAGAAGCCCGTGCGACCCAATACGGCGAGATCCAGGCCCAGTTCGACGATGTCGACACTGCGCTGGCGTCGAAGGCATCCGTCAGCCAACTCGGCCAGGCGCAGACCGACAACGCCCAGGCCAGGGCATCGCTCGACCAGACCTTGCGTGCCGATTACGACAGCAAGTTCGGTGACCAGCAGCAGCAGATCGATGCCAAGGCCGCAATCGACCGGGTAGATCAAGTTGAAAGCGACGCTGAGTCGGCACGGGGGCAGCTTGGCACGGACCTGACGGTCGCATTCCAAGCCGCAGACTCCAACCTACAAGAAGACATCAACACCCGCGCTACGGTCGAAGCGCTGCAGACTGCCCAGTCCGACAACGAGTCGGCTCGGGCGGCACTGCGTCAGGCCATCGAGGCAGACTACGACGGCAAGCTCGAGGCCAAGGCGGCCATCACTTACGTCGATGAGTCCGTAGCAACGGAGACGGCTGCGCGCGGCTCGCAATACGATGCGATCCAGACCCAGTTCGAAAACGTCGACGGCGAGCTGGCAAGTAAGGCGTCGAGCGATCAGCTGGACGAGGCGTTCGCCCGGGCATCCGCGGCATCCGCGGCACGAACCGATTTTCTGGAGAGCGAGCTGCTGGGCATGCGCTCGATCGACCTGATCGCCGCCCCCGGCGCGTCGCCGAGCCAGGCCACCCAGTCGATCGTCAACGCAAAGGCGACGGAGCGCGTCTCGACAGATGTTGGCGTCATCGAGGGCGAACTTGTAGCACAAACGCAATCGCTTTCCGCCTTGTCGGCAGTCATCAATGATCCGGATAACGGCTTGTCGTCGAAAGCGTCGAGCGATGAAGTCGCCACCGCGGTGGCGACGGAAACGCAGGCGCGCAGCACTCAATACGACGACATCCAGGCTCAATTTGGTGACGTGGATGACGCGCTGGGCAATCGTGTCACGGTTGGGCAACTAGCCGATGCTCAGTCCGATAATGAGGCCGCCCGAGGATTGCTGTCGTCTACGCTGGCGGCTGACTACAACAGCAAGCTGGATGCCCAGCAGCAGCAGATCAACGCCCGCGCGACCAACGATCGCGTAGATACTGTCGAAAGCGATGCCGTGTCGGCACGAGCGCAGCTTGCAACAGCACTGACCGCGGCGTTTGAAGCCGCCGACGCAGATCAACAGACGCAGATCAACAACCGCGCGACCATAACGCAGCTTCAGGATGCCCAGACGGATAACGAGTCCGCGCGCGGGCAACTGCAGACGACAATCGAAGCGGACTACGACAATAAACTTTCGTCCAAGGCCGCCATCACCTATGTGGATGAGGCGGTTTCCGATGAAAGCGCGGCGCGCGCCACTCAATACGACGCCATTCAGACCCAGTTCTCGGGGGTCGATGCTGAGCTAAACACCAAGGCGACCACGTCGGCTCTGAGTGAGGCGGTCTCCAATGCCGCATCGGCGCGAGCGACACTTCAGCAGGCGATCGAGGCCGACTACGACGGCAAGTTGGCATCCAAGGCCGCGATCACCTACGTCGACGACGTGGTTTCGGACGAGGCATCTGCTCGAGCCAGCCAATACAGCGCCATCCAGACGAGCCTTAGCGACAAGGTCAACGCCTCGACCGTCTCGGGGATGATCTCGGACAACAATGACGTGATACTCAGCCCGACCGGCGCGCTCGCGACGGCTGTCCGCCAGGTCACGGTCTCCGATGGCGCCAGCACCGCGACCATCGAGGAGAAGTTTACCGCCCAGCGCAACGAGCTGGGGCAGCTGTCCGCGCAGTCGACGATCAAGGTTGAAGCCAACGGCGTGATTGCCGGCATCGGGCTGTCGGTCGGCCCGGCCGGCGCGGCCGGAGTGACGACCTCCAACCTGGTGTTCCGGGCCGACAAGATCGCCTTCACGAACAATGCGGCCGGGTCGAACACGATCTATCCGTTCGTGATCTCGGGCAACGTGCCGTATTTCAACGGCGTGAACCTGCTCAATTCGTCTGTCGGCAACGACAAGATCGACTCGATCAACGCGAACAAGATCGTGGCCGATCAGCTGTCGGCGATCTCGGCGAACCTGGGCACGGTCACCTCGGGCCTGTTCAAGACCAAGACGAGCACCACCGGCTATCGCGGCGAGTTCGGTGGCGAGGACAGCTTCATCTTCTGGTATGGCACCGGCAGCAAGACGACCAACAACGCGCTGTTCTGTGTGGATACCAGCGGCAACGTCACGCTGAATGCGCTGGACGTGATCGGCGAGCTGAACGTGCGCCGGCGCACGGTCTCTGACCTGGTCACGTATTACTCCGACTCCACCATCAATCCGGCGCAGGCGACCTGGACGACCGTTGCGACCCTGAATGTGAACGTGGCGTCCGGGTTTGTCGGTGGCTTCCTGGAAATGTCCTGGCGCATGTATGCGAGCGCCAGCGGCGGCAGCAACGGCACCGGCAAGCTCCAGGTCCGCGTCCTGTTCGACAACGTCGTGCCCCAGAACGGCCTGCTTTATACGCGCACCGTGTCCGCCACCCAGGAGTCCGGTTCGGGCGACCCGAAGGGTCCCGACTACAGCTACACGCCCGGTTTCCCCGGCGTGTCGGGGCTGGCTTTCGACAATGAGAAGGTCGTTTTCTTCCCGCTTTCCGGCGGCGTCACCCAGGTCAAGCTGCAGGTCTACATGGAGGGCAGCTCTCATCGCTGGGTCGAGGATCGTCTTGTCGGCATCAAGGTATTCAAACGATGAGCTACGGCATTTACTGGTTGGCTACTGGCGAGATCGACTTCATGACCTACGACGGCGAGGAGCAGGACGCGCTGCGCCAGGTGTCCGAGGGGCAGGGCGTCATCCTCATGTCGGAGGGCACCAATTCGACGCACCGCGTCGATGTCAGCGTCGTGCCTCATGTGCTGATCGAGCGTCCGCCTACGCCGTCCGAGTTTTCACTCACGACCCTGCCCGCTGACGGTCACACCGTCACCACGCTATCCGGTCTACCGGACGACACGTGGGTGGAGGTCGAGTCCGGCCCAGACCGAATCGGCAACACCGTAAGCGGCGACCTCGAGCTGGACTTCGTGCACCCCGGCACCTACCGCGTCTTCTTGTCCGCCCCCTTTCCCTACCGACGTAGCGAGGTGACTATCAATGCGACTTAGCTTCGGCGCCGCGCCCAACCTCAGTGAAGATCGCGCGCGGGCAGCCGCGACGATCGACGCCGCCGTTGGCGCGCTGCGCGCGCGCTTTTTGACCGACATTCCAGGCCAGTCCGACGCCTACACGGAGAAGCTGGCCGACTGTCGAGCCTTCATCGCGGCCACCGATCCGGCGCTCGACGACTACCCCTGGGTCAAGGGCGAAGCCCTCGCGCAGAACATGACGCCCGAAGCCGCGGCGCAGTTCGTCATCGACACCTACAACAGCTGGCGCGCCATCGGTGTGGCCATCGAGTTGATCCGGCTGACCACGAAGCGACTGATCGCAGAGGCCGGCACAGCCAATCAGGTGGCGATGGAGCTCACGATGGGCAATCTGGCCCTCAAGGGCGAGGACACCCCGCGTGTGCCTGCTGAGGTCACCGCCATCATTCGTCAGGCGCTCTACGGCGACGATCTCGAGGAGGTCATCTAATGCGGTGGCATCACGGACACAGTAGAGACTTCATCATCAATACCGGCATCTTCGCGGCCGGGGAGAGCTGGGTGGAGCACGTGCCGCGGCTCATGCCGGGCGAGGTCGCTCCAGCATCAGGCACCTGGATCTACTCGCGCAACATCATCGCCATCACGGCAGGCGAGTTCGAGGTGAAGCGGCCGGACGGCGAGATCCGTCGCCTGGTCGCCGGCGACGGCGGCCACGACTACTGCCAGGTCGGCACAATCGCCTTCACCGCACTCTCGAACGATGCGGAGTGGACCTGCATGGTCGCCCGCGATCTGTCCCGGCACTGGGCACGCGAGTGCGTGGCCCTCAACCCTGGCGAGCACTACGAGATCGAGCCTTCGGACGCGCGCCGCTGCGTGTATATCGCCACCCGCGGCCTGCGCCTGGGTGAGCGCGACCTGTCGGCGCGCAAGATGCTGTCGGTCACCCCTGGCAGCGCGCATATCCTGACGGCCACCGAGCGCGCGGTGCTGGTCATGATGACGGACAGCGAACCGGCCTCCCTGACGCCCCAGCCGGGCTACGGAGCATGATCTCGTCGCTACGCAGGGTAGGGCGCAAGTATCTGCTGCGCCCGTCCTACGAGGCCAGCGGCGCGCTCCAGGTGCTATGCACGGTGCTGTTCTTCTGGGCGCTGCTTCAGGGATTTCCGCTGTGGGCCTGGGGCGCGGCATTTGTGGTCTACTTCATGTTCTATTGCGTGGGCATGTCGGTCGGATACCACCGCTACTATGCCCACCATCAGTTCAAGGCGCGGCCCTGGGCGCAATGGTTGATGCTGGTGTGCGCCGTGCTCGGTGGGCAGAGTTCACCGGGTGCCTGGGCGCACCAGCACATACTCCACCATCGCGGCACCGACACCGAGGCCGATCCGCACTTCTTCGGACGGCACGGCTTCAAGATGCTGCTGATCTGGTTCTATCCGCGCTACGAGTTCACCGGCTGGCCGACGCGCCGCTATCTGCGTGACCCCAAGATCCTGTTCGTCCACAAGTATCACAACCTGTTTCTGCTGGCCTGGCTGGTCGCGCTGTTCGCGATCGCCGGCTTCCCGGGCGTGCTGTTCGGCTGGTGTATCCCGTTCGCCTGGACCACGGCGGCGTCGCTGTCGCTGGTGACCTTCGCGCACTACGGCGGCCCCGGCAGCTATCGCAATCATGACCTGGCTGACGAGAGTCATAACGTGCTGTGGCTGGGACACCTGACGTTCGGCGAAGCCTGGCACAACAATCATCATCGCCATGCCGGCAAGACGCACTTCGGGCAGCGCTGGTGGGAGTTCGACGCCGGGCACTATGTGATCCGCCTGCTGCGCTCCGAAAAAGGCCATCGCGCGCCTTAAAAAGATAAGTCAGCGCTGACTTGATTTCTAGGGCGTTTCGCGCTATCATCTAGGCTCTTGCCGCACCACCGGAACGGGCTTGGATAGCGATCAGTCGTCGGGTAATTCGGACTCTTCGCTGCTGCTGCGCCTGGACGAGCGGTATCAGGCGCTCGTTCGTGACCATGACCGCCTGGAGCGCTCTCTGAAGGAAGAGATTCAGGAGGTCCGGCGCAACAACTCGAAAGACATTCATGGGGCTCTGGAGGGCGTTCGCATAGAAATCACCGGCATCAAGGCCGCGATGGAGCGATTCGTATCGCGCGACACCTTCGCCCCCGTTTCTTGGATCGCCTACGGGCTCGCTACCACCACGCTGGTCGCCGTCCTGGGCGCGATCGTCAATCTGGTCGTGGGGTAGCATGCTCAACATTCGCAAGTGGTTCGCCGTCCTCACCATCATCAGCGCCCAGTGTGTTGTGGCCATGCTCGGCTACTGGACCTTCTTCGACAGCGAACCGCCGCTGAAGGTCACAAACCCGCCGGTCGTGATTAACACGCCGGTTGCGATGGGCGACCCGCTCATCGTGCGCTTTCAGTTCGAATCGAGCCGACAGTGCGTCGGCTACATGAACAGCTGGGTGGTCGGGGATTACTACGTCCATCTGGGCGAAGCGCGCATCGGCACGATGCCCGCGGACAAGGGCCAGATCGAGGCCCGCGTCGACCTGCCGACACTCGCCCCCGGCACCTATGCCTTCCGTGCAGCGGTCGACTACCGCTGCAATCCATTGCGTGTGATTACCGTCAATCTGCCTGACGCACCGTTCGTCATGGCACCACCGGGTGACTCTGCATGATGCGCATCGCCGCGGCTTTCATGATCACGTTCGTGGTCTCTTTCATCATCGCGACCATCGCCTCCGTTCGCGCGCTCACGACCGAGCAGCGGCGCGAGATCGCCTGGCGCTGGCTCTCACGAAAGTGGTGGGCCTTCTTCGTCGTGATCGTGCTGTCCAGCGTGCTCACGCTGGCCGGTGTGCTCGGCGGCGGCGAATGGATTGCCGCGCTGAGTATCGCGATGGGCGTTTTCGCCGCCGCGAACGTCGCCCAGAAGAAGATCCAGTCCAATGATTAAGACCATCACGGGGCTGTTGACCGGCGCGCGCGCCACCTTAATCGCTCTGATCGCCGGTATCGCGATCGGCTTCGGCTCCGGCTACTGGCTGAACGCCACGGTCGAGCGCGCGGCCGATGCCGACGCCGCCGAGGCCAAGGCCGAAATCGTGCTCGAAATGGCCGGCGCCCAGCGCGTCCAGCTCGAGGCTACCCGCGACAACGACTCCGCGGCCCAGGTGAGTCTGGAAATGGCGGACAAGTCCGTCGAAACCACCATCAAGACCATCACCAAGCAGGTCATCGAATATGTCCCTGAAACTGACGATAGCGACAATCTGTCTGTTGGCGCTGTGCGCCTGCTCAACAGTGCCCGTCGTGCCGCCGATCCAACCCGTGTGCCCTATGCCGCCGAAGAGCCTCATGTCTCCGGCGAAACCCCTTCCACTGTTACCCGACGCGCCGAAGTCGAATATCACGCCGATTGCGCCGTCGAGTACGAGAAGCTCCGGGTCCGGCACAACGAACTGATCGAGTGGCTCAACCGCCAGCAATCCATCAACGAGGGAACGCAATGAGCAAGCCCGCTATCGACCGGGCGACGTTCGTTGCCACCTTCAACAACGTGGACGAGTTCCCGACGCTCGCGGATGTCGCGATCGAGACGGGTCTTTCGCTGCAGACGGTGCGCAACCGCGCCACGATCTATCGCCGCGAGGCGGCCCTCGACGACAGTCTGCCCCAGGTCATCAACCGCGCCGAGAAGCGCGCCGTGCCGATGTCCGAGGATCAGGCCAAGTTCATGGAGGACTGGGGGCCGGAAGAGTGCTGCGCAGAGCTGCGCCGGGTCGCCGAGATTGATCCAGACCACGTGGTCAGCCGCAACTACTTCCGCGTGCATTCGGATATTTCCGAATCTACGTGGTCACGGTATTTTGGGACTTTTCTTGAGTTCAAGCGCCAGGCCGGCATCATGCTTAGTCGGCCGCAGCACGCCCTCGAGCGGCATATCGCCAAGCACGCCAGCGTCGATCACTACCGCGCCATCGGCAACGAGCGCCTGGACTACGCGGACAAGTACGAGCGCGAGTCGGGCGGCAAATACAAGACCATCCTGGTCGGCTCCGACATCCATGACGAGGAGGTCGATCGCTTCTGGCTGCGCGTGTTCATCGACACCGCACGCCGCGTGCAGCCCGACGTCATCTGCCTGAATGGCGACCTGTTCGACCTGCCGGAATTCGGCAAGTATGGCGTCGACCCGCGCGAGTGGGACGTGGTGGGCCGCATCCGCTTCGCACACGACCATGTGCTGCGCCCGCTGCGCGAAGCCTGCCCGAACGCACAGATCGACCTGATCGAGGGCAACCACGAGCTGCGTCTGCTCAAGCACATGGCGGATGCCACGCCGGCCCTGCGCGCCGTGCTGTCCGACCTGCACGACTTCACGATCTCGAAGCTGCTCGGCCTGGACGAGTTCGAGGTTAACTACATCGCCAAGGGCGATCTGGGCGCCTTCACGAAGGCCGACCAGCAGCGCGAGCTGGCGAAGAACTACAAGGTCTACTGGCGCTGCCTGCTGGCGCATCACTTCCCGAGCGCGCGCAACATGGGCCTGCCGGGCTGGTGCGGCCACCATCACAAGCACATCGTCTGGCCGGAGTTCTCGCCGGTCTACGGCGCCTACGAGTTCCATCAGCTGGGCTCGGGCCACAAGCGCAGCGCCAGCTATGCGGAGGGCGAGAAGTGGGGCATGGGCTTCGCGATCGCCAACTGCAACATCGAGACCCTGGCGACCAACTTCGATTATGTCCCGGTCACCGACTTCGCGGTGGCTGGCGGCAAGTGGTATCACCGCGCGCCTGACGAAGTGTATGGCGATGCGAACCTGTTCGCCCTGGAGGGCGCCGCTTAACTGATGCCGGGCTAGAGCCCAAGATTCTTTCAACTCAGGAACCCGAATGGCGCGTCGATCCAGACCCCAGAATGTCCGTCCCCGCTCAGGCAAGCAAAAGCGCCACGCTCCGATTCAGGAGCAGCATGCCGACTACAGCGTTCGCCCCATTATCGAGCCGCTGCAGCCCCAAACCGAAGCCCAGGGCCACTATATGCTGGCCATCCAGTCGTCACCCCTGACGATCGCCACCGGCCCCGCCGGCACCGGCAAGACCTATATCTGTGCGGCGATGGCCGCCGACGCGCTGATGTCGCGGCGGGTCGATCGCATCATCATCACCCGACCCGTCGTCGAAGCCCAGGAGAACATCGGTTTCCTGCCGGGCGAGGTCGACGAGAAGTTCGCCCCGTATTTCGAGCCCTTTCGTGATGTGCTCGAGGAGCGGCTGGGCAAGGGCCAGGTCAAGGCCCTGATCGCGTCCGGTCGCATCGTGGCCTCGCCGCTGGCCTTCATGCGCGGCAAGACCTTCAAGGACGCATTCGTCATCCTCGACGAAGCGCAGAACACCACCACCGGCCAGATGAAGCTGTTCCTCACGCGGCTGGGCGAGGGCGTGCGTTGCGTGGTCAACGGCGACGTGCGTCAGACCGATCTGCGCGGCGCCACCGGGCTCGAGGATGCGATCGCCCGCCTGTCGCACCTGCGCAGCGTGGCGATGGTCGAGTTCACGGTCGAGGACATCGTGCGCTCGGGTCTCGCGCGCGACATCGTCATTGCTTACGAAAGGAGTTGACAAGTAAGTCAGCACTGACTTAATCTCTGCGCTCTTCAAACGAGGACGCGCATGCACATCGACGACTTTGCTGGAACGGGATTGCCGCCGCGTGCACTGGATCAAGCCGCAGCGGCGGCGATCGCCAAGACCGACTTCAAGAAGGAGCCGGCGCTGTTCGAGTCGAAGTGGTTCGATTACCGCAGTCTCCACCCGGTTCACGCCACCGAACTATTCGCCGAGTGCTACCGGGAGGCTTACCGCAGGATCGCGGCCGAGCGCATCGATTACATCGACGGCCTGAAGAATTCCGGCATCAAGCCGGGGGGCCTGTTCGACCTCACCAAGACCCAGGCCACCGGCCTGTGGCGTGCGCGACAATCCGCGGATTCATTGGGTTGTCGCTACGATTTCTATACCCTCACCGCGCTGCGCTGGTGTGAGGATCGGCACTGGGATAGGGTGCCACGCCCCAACCAGCTGTATAGCGAAGCATTGGTCGAGCACGTCTCCTTTCGGTGGCGTCTGTATTCCGCCCAGTGCCTGCAGCTCGCCCAGGACGGGCGATTCACGCAACTGACCCCCGATCGTCTGGACTCGCAGCAGCGGGCCTACGTGGATTACCTCGTGGCCCAGGTGCACGACCGCGTGCATCCCGAGCTTGCCGTCCACAGCCTGGTAACCCGCTATTCGACCTTCACCCCAGAGCTCGCGCGGCAAGAGTTCGGCTCCGAACTGTTCGAAAGGGCAATGCGGATATAGCGTTGAAAATAAGTCAACGCTGAGTTAAAGTTTACTTCCAGCGATGGAAGATTCCCAGCAGGAGGACAATAACATGAAAGGCACACAAGCCAGCGTATCGGGTCCATCATCCGGATCGACGCGCGCGATCCACCCCAGCCGTCAGCGTCACGTGCGCTCCGAGAGTGACGCCAACCGTCCGTTGGATTCAGGCGTCTCGACCAAGAATCACGCCAGCTACCTTCACCACTGGCGCCGGGAAGAGACTGCGGTGACGATCGAGCTGGCATCAGGCCGTCACGCCATTGGCCGCATCGCCTCCTTCGATCAGTTCACCATCAGCTTGAATCTGATCGACTGCACCATCAGCGACCCGGCGCTGTTCTTCAAGAGCAATATCGAATGCGTTCGACCCAGCACCAAGTGGGAGCTGGAGGGTATCGCCAAGTGACGACCGCCACGACCACTGCGGCAGCCGGCTCCGCCCCGACGTATGAGTTCGACGCGGGGTTCCAGACCAAAGTCGCCGCGCTGACGATCCTCGACGGGGCTTTCATGCAACGGGTCGAGGGACTGATCGACCCGGCTCATTTCGAGAGCGTGGCCGAAGGCGTGCTCGTCGACATCGGCCTGGATTACTACGACCGCTATGGCACGACGCCCAGCCGCGCGATCTTCGTCAAGCTGCTCAAGGATCGCATCGCGGACGGCCGCGTGCGCAAGGAGCTGGTCGACGACGTCAAGGCCGCACTCGGCTCGATCTGGAAATCGGACCTCTCCGACGGGGAATACGTCGCCGACGAGGTCGCGAAGTTCGCGCGCTCGCAAGCCTACGCCCAGGCCATGATCAAGGCCATCGACCTGCACGCCAAGCGTGACTTCGAGGGTATCCGCCGAATCATGGGCGAGGCCGAGCTGGTCGGGCTCAACGAGGAAGGGCAGTTCACCGACTACTGGGGCGACATCGACCTGCGCACGCAACGGCGCAAGGACGAGGTTGCCGGCATCAAGCCGTCCAAGGGTATCCCTTCCGGTGTGCCCGAACTCGACAAGTTTCTCTACTACAAGGGCTTCGAGCGTCAGGGGTTGACCGTGCTCATGGGCGCGCCGAAGTCGGGCAAATCGACCGGCTTGGGCGAAGTCGCGAAAGGCATGTCACTGCTCGGCTACAACTGTCTCTACGTCTCGCTCGAGGTCTCCGACGAGATCATCGCCGATCGCCTGGACGCTAACGTGACCTCGACCGACATGACCGAGATCACCAGCCACATCATGGACATCGACGGCAAGATCAAGGCGGTGCGCGGCAAGGCCGGCAAGCTCATGATCCATCGCTATCCGGCATCGACGTTCAAGCCGTCCGACCTCAAGCGGCTGATTCGCCGCTACCGGGCGAAGGGCATCAAGTTCGATGCGGTCTTCCCCGACTACCTCGACATCATGGCGCCCGACCACAAGGAAAGCGAGAAGCGCGACGAGTCAAAGAACACCTGGACGAGCGTGCGCGACATCGCGATCACCGAGGATCTCGCCATGATCTCGGCGACCGCGCTCAACCGTGAAGGCTCCAAGGCGAGTGTCGGTCGAGCCACCGACGTCGCGGAGGACATCAATAAGATTCGCATCGCCGATCTGGTGATCAGTATCAACGCCACGGAAGAGGAGAAGATGCGTGGCGAGGCTCGCCTGTTCTTCGCCGCGTCGCGCAACCAGCGCGACGAGTTCACGGTGCGCATCAAGCAGGATCGCAGCAAGATGAAGTGGCTGACGGCGGTGTTGGGCGTCGAATGAGCGCCGCCCGTGACGAGCTGACCGATGTTCTAGATACGATCGACATCGAGCTGTATCTGGACATGCACGGCATCGACTACCGCACGAAGACGGGTGCCAGCGGCGTTCAGCTGAACGTGCGCGAGTGCCCCGTCTGCGGTTCGACCAAGCACAAGGTCTTTCTCAACGCCGAGACGGGTCTCGGCAACTGTTTGTCTGGCGACACCGAAATATTGACCCGAGAATACGGGGCGATCGCCATTGAGGAAGTCGCTGGGCAGACCGTAACGCTGCTTGACGGCAACGGCGAATGGACGCCCTGTCTCGTCCGCGATTACGGTCTGCAAACTACCTATGCAGCGAAATTTGCCTCCAATAGTGGCCACCTTACTGTTCGTTCGACCGCAGAGCACGGGTGGATCGATCCGAATGGTGAGGTCGTGCTCACCAAGGATTTGAGGCGAAAAAAAGATGGTTCGAGTCAGGTCGCCGATCTTCGTTACGCAAGACGTGTGGTCAGCAAAGAGCAGCATGCCAGGGGTGTAATCCACGGGCTCATTTACGGTGATGGGTCGAAGGAGAACGCGGGCACCTATCGTATTCGGGTTTGCTCGCACCATGACAGCATAGCCCCCCATCTGAGCCGGTTTCCGTTTTCGCTAATCGAGTCGAAAGGCAGGGTGGACTCGCGATACTACGTGGCAAGACGCGAGGCTTGGTGCGAGTTCAAGTCGCTGCCGGAGGCAAGCGTCTGCGACATCGATTACCTCGTGGGCTTCTTTCGAGGCTGGCTGGCCGCAGATGGGTGCGTGTGCGAGAGGGGAACGGTATCCCTTTGTTGCGGCCCAAAGGAGGCGGAGTGGGCTCGCAGGTGGGCGCCCGTAATCGGCTGGCTTCCTCGGGCGCACTCGATGCTGTCGAGCAGAACCAATTTCGGGAAACGCCACAAGAGCTCCGGAAATCTGCATTTCGCCAAAATGAGTATGGCGTCGGACGACTTTCTGATTGACCAGCACAAGGATCGGTGGGTCAGTTGGGACTCAAGTCGCGCGCATACTACTCAAAGGTGGTCTTTCAGACAAACTGCCGCCGGGAAAAACAAGCCATACGAACCCAGGGTCGAGCGGGTCTATTGTCCGGAGGTTCCCACCACTGGAAGTTTTGCGCTGGCAAACGGCATACATAGCCGGAACTGCTTCGCCGGCGATCATCCGCCCGGCGAGAACTTCAACAAGTATTCGTTCATCAAGGCCCACATCGGCGCGAGCAACGACTACACGGTGGTCCAGCACGTCAAGCAGGTGGCCCGCGAAATGGGGTGGCGTCCGCCGCGCCCGAAAGTGGCGGTGGAGGTCGACACCTCAGCGCTGACCCTGCCTGACTCGATCCCGATGCCGAGCAACGGCCAGATGATCAACTACCTGTGGGATCGCAACATACAGCCCGCGACCGCGGAGCACTTCCGGCTGCGGTATTGCGAGAACGGCTGGTTCAACTACACCGGCTTCGACGGCGAGACTCGCGGGCAGAATTACGCTCAGCGGGTGCTGATCCCTGTCTTCGATGCGGAGGGCAAGATGGTCAGCTTCCAGGGCCGCGACATCACCGGCGAGCGCGAGCCCAAGTATCAGAATCCGCCCGGCTATTCGATCGCCGGACGCTACCTGTTCAACGCCCATACAGCGAAGGGCGCGTCTGTCGTCACGATCGGCGAGGGCGCCTTCGACGTCATGGCCACCTGGCAGGCGTTCCAGGCCGATCGCTTCACCCGCGATGTCGTGCCGCTGGCCTCGTTCGGCATGGAGCTGTCGATGAAAGGAGAGACCAGCCAGCTCGCGCAGCTGCTCGCGCTCAAGCGCCACGGACTGCGCACCATCGTCATGTTCTGGGACAGCCAGCCGGAAGCCCAGGCGCGCGCACTCAAGGTTGGGCTGGCACTGACCGGGCACGGATTTCATGTGCGCAACGCGACCATCACTGGCGGCAAGGACGCAGCTGAGGTGACTGGAGATATTGTGCGACGGGCATATAGCAACGCCGCGCTCGTCACGCGAACATACGTCATGCAACAGATGCTCAAGTCAGGGGTGCGCGCATGAAGTTCAATCAGATCATATATGCCCATTATTCGACCGTCACCGGCAACAAAGATGACCTGGGTCGAAACGATATTGTGCGGATGCTGAAGCTGAGCAGGGGGAAAGGATTCGATGCCGAATCACTCTTGGTGTTCGAGCATCAGTCCTCTCGACCCGGCGTGGAAGGGTGCGAAAACTACTTTCTGGACACGCATAGGGGAGTCAGCAGTCGCATCAATGGCTGGATCAAGACAAACATCGTCGGCGAAAGGCCCGGGCCGCGGACGTATAGATCGGAGTTCTACCCAGAAAGCCAGGTCCACGAGCTGTTCGAATGGGCGGCGTCCGAGCCTCGATTTGTGCTCCTGAACCCCATGATGAAGGGGTATGTGATCGATTTCGTGGCTGGGCGCATGACGGCGCCCGGGGCAGAGAAGGAAGTCGATGCCCAATCACTACTGGAACGCAGGCGATCGATCAATCACCTATACGGCAGCTGGTAGCCAACGCTTGCACGCCGCTGCATTCTGCGTAAAATACTAAGTCAGCACTGACTTAAAAGGAGAACAAATGACACTCAGCACCGAACACTACGCGCCGGCCTGCGTCGACGCCGTCTATCAGCAGCTCGAGGCGATAAAGAAAGCCTCCGGCAAGGCCAAGATCGACGCGCTGCAGGCGACGCCCGAGCACGCGATGCCGCTGATGAAGTGGCTGCTGGTCGCGACCTACGATCCGATGACCACCTACGGGATCAAGAAGCACCCGAAGGGCGTGGCCGAGCCGAACGGCGAGGGCGAGTTCTGGATCGTGCCCAAGCTCCTGGCCGAGCTGTCAGCGCGCAAGCTGACTGGCCTAGCGGCTGCCGATTCCTACGCGGGCGTCATGGCGTCGCAGTCCTACGAAGGTCGCTACCTGCTAATCAAGATCATCGACCGCGACCTCAAGATCGGCATGAATATCTCGTCGATCAACAAGGCGTTCCCGGGCCTGATCACGAAGTTCAGCCCGATGCTGGCGCACAAATACGAGGCCAAGCGGATCAAGTCCTGGCCGGTCGGCGTCGAGATCAAGCTCGACGGTGTGCGCGTTCTGGCGGTGGTGAAGATGCCGCCGGACGGCCCGGTCACTGTCGACTTCCTGTCGCGCTCCGGCAAGGCGTTCACCTCCTTCGGTCAGGACATCGAGTTCCAGCTCACCGAGCTAGCGATAGCGGCGGCAGAGCAGTTCAATCAGCGATGCACGACCTGCGAGGGGGTAGGCACGATCGACGAGAAAATGGGCGGCACGGGCTCCCACTTGCGCTCTGACGCACCCTGTCCCGATTGCGGGGGTCTCGAATACACCACGCTGCTTTCCGAAGAGACCAACACGATCGTCATCGACGGCGAAGTGGTTACCGGCAGCTTTAACGACACGGTATCGGCTGTGCGCAAGAAGGGAGAGGAGGCTAAGGACGCGGTCTTTCATGTGTTCAACCTTCTGTCGCTCGACGAGTTCGAGAACGGCAGCGAAGCAGATAACACGACCCACTATGGTCTGCTTAGGGAGCTGTTCATCGATGTGGACAGCACCCGAGCCCGGCCGCTCGATAAGGTTCAGCTGTCGAAGCGCTACATCGCCGGCTCCGACGAGGAAGTGCAGTCGATCGCGGCAGCCGTGATGGCGCGCGGTCTCGAGGGTGTGATCGTCAAGCCCTTCGATGGGTGCTACGAGCCCAAGCGCAGTTACCACTGGCTTAAGGTGAAGGCTGAGGAAAGTGAAGACCTCAAGATTATAGGCGCCTTCGAGGGCGAGGCCGGCACCAAGTATGAGGGTCAGCTCGGTGGCGTGATCGTCGACCACGAGGGCGTCGAGGTCCGGGTCGGCGGTGGCTGGTCGGATGCGCAGCGTGTCGAGCTGTGGGCGGACTATCAGGCGGACATCAAGGACACACAGATTCCAGGCGTCGCCATGCGACTGCTTGGCCGAATCATCGAGGTCGAGTATCACGAAGTCACGCCCGACGGCTCACTCCGTCACCCGCGCTTCAAGCGCTTCCGCGACACCGCCCATCCGGGCCACAAGGAGTAACCATGATCCACATCATCACGCTCACCGGGCCGTGCTGCTCCGGTAAATCCACCCTCGAAAAGGTCATGGTCGAACACGGCTTCGGCAAGGTCATTTCGGTCACCACCCGACCTATCCGCCAGGGTGAGGTCGACGCCAAGGACTACTACTTCGTGGCCCCCGAATACTTCGACATGATGGATGCCGCAGGTCAGTTCGTGGAGTGTGTCGACTTCAACGGCTATCGCTACGGCGTGAGCGTTGCCGAAATCCAGCGCCTCGCGCTGCTCGGCAAGCCGATCGTTGTGGTCTGCGATCCCCACGGCAAGCGCCAGTTCAAGGTGGCAGGCAGGAAGCACGGCTGGACGGTCCATTCCGTATTCGTCGACCAGCCCGACGAGGTTCTGATCGAGCGCCTGCTACTGCGGGCGATGAACGACAAGCTCGCCGACCCGGAAGTCTACCGCTCGCGCCTGCGCTTCCTGCTCGATTCCGAACGCCACTGGCGCGACAAGGCGGGTCGATACGACGATTACGTGGTGCCGTCCGACATGGACTGGCTGACCTTCTACGCCCAGGACTGGATGGACGAAATTCGCGGCGACAGCGCCGCGTGAGTCAGCGCGTGGTGCTCCGCGCGGTGGGCAACTCCACCGGCGTGATTCTGCCCAAGACACTGCTCGACACGATGGGCGTGGCGGAGGGCTATCATCTGCATGTCAGCCTGACCACGGACGGTCTGCTGCTCACGAAATTCGACCCCGACCTCGTGCGTCGGCTGCAGCACACGAGCAAGACCATCGTCGAGCGCGCTAGCGAGATTCAAGCGCTCGACGACGCATGAAACACCTGTCTCGGATCGCGCTGCTGGACGCTCACGGGCGGATTCAGCGTCATCACGGAGGTAGGGCAGGGGTGCGCGACGACGCAGCCCTGGACGAGGTCCTAGCGCGCGCCCTGTCGCGTGAAGCCGAAGGTGGGGACGTCTACGATGTGGCCGCTGAATACGCAGCGGCCCTGGTGGACCTGGCGCCCTTCGAGGGCAACAATCTCCGGCTCGGCATGGTGGCGTGTCTGTCGGTGCTCTCGATGAACAAGCGCACCGACCTGTCCCGGCCGCACAAGATCGTGCGGCTGTTCAGCGCATTATCGCCCGGATCAGCTCCTTGCGCCGGCGCTCACTCAGTCGCGGCTTTCTTGCGCGCTGCCCGTAGACTCTCCCCTGGGCCTCGAACCACGCCTTGAGTTCGCTTTCTCGATAGGCGATGTCGCGGGCCACCTTGTAGAAGGGCGGCCCGCCATCCTTGTTCGTGTGGCGCTGGCCTTCGAACCACGCCTTGGTCATGCCGGATGCCTGAGCGGCCTGGCTGGTGGTCAGCATGCGGTCTTCGAAGTCGATGACCAGGGCGCCGGCCGGCGGGTCGTCGCACGGCGCCAGCACTGCGTTGGCCACCTGCAGCTGGTAGTTGGAAATGCTCTGCGATGGGCCACGCAGTGTCTCCACCTCGCCGACGAAGTAGCCGGCGGTGACGTCGCTATGGTCGATGCGATGATTCACCAGACGTTTGTAGGTGAGAAAGCCGATCTGACACGCTTCGCAGGCGGTGACGAAGCCGCGCCTCATATCCTGGAATGTGAAGCGCACCTGATTGCCGCGCTGAAGCACCTTCAGCACGTGCTTGATGTCGCCGATCGGCTCGTCCTTCTTCCAGCCGAACACATAGCGCGCGCCGTGCCGACCGTAGTGCTCCCAGCGATGAGCGAACAGGGCGTACAGAAAGTCGCTCATCGGCAGATGCAGCTCGTCGCCGTTCTTGGTCTTTTCGAAGGTGAAGCTGCGCTCCTCGAAGTCCACCTGTGGCCACTCCAGCTGCTCAGGCTCTCCGGGGCGAGCGCCGGTTTGCCAGACGAACAGGGCGAGGTCGCGGCGGTGCTCGTTCGGGTAGTTGCAGATGTCCGCCAGCCAGCGATTCAGATCGGATCGCTTCACGATGGTCTTGCGGCGCTTGACTGGGTTGCGCAGCTTGAGCGCCTTCAGGGAGTTCGTCGGGTTATACAGGATCATCGGCTGCCCGAGACTGTCGACGTAGCGGTTCGATATGTAGTTGATGATCGTGCGCAGCACGTCGCAGGCGGTATTCGCCGCGACCTTGCCGCCCAGGTGACCGTCGCCGCCGCGCATGGCGCTGATCTTCGCGTGACGCTCGATGACCATCGTGGGGGTGATTTTGGTGATCGGCAGATTGAGCCAGTCGCTCATGTGATTCTCGATCACGGCCTCGTAGCTGCGCCGGGTCTTCTCGGATAGCCGGTGCTGGCGCTCCCTCAGCATCTGTTCGAGTGACTGCTTGAGGGTTATGTCGGTGGGGCGATCGTCGCGCCGGTCCTTGGTGATCGTCTCGCCGGAGCTGACCGCAACGCGCGCATCAGCCAGGCGATCCTGCGCGAGCTTTCGCGCCTTCGACACGCTGATCTGCCGATCCGTGCCGAGCTTGATCCGTGCCCGTCGCCGGGTGGCGGGATCGTAGGCGCGAACATAGAAGGTCATGCCGCGCCGCCCGCGGCGAAGCATGAAGCCTGTCAGCTCCGTGTCTGTGTATTCAACCGGGCTGTCGCCCGGTGGGGGCAGGGCGTCCAGGTTGGCCTGCGTGAGTTTGAGTTGCGGCATCTAAGCTCCCAGTGAAACTTCAGACCCCTTTTCTGCGAGAAAACTGTGGCCACGATTTTGTGGCCACAGTTGCCGAAGGCGCTAAATTAGGGCCAAAATGTGGTCAGCGCTGAGGTATTATATACAAAGGCGGCAGCATGGCAATAACCTTTGAAAGCATTATTTATCGGCCATAAGCGGCTGATTTTATAAGTCAATGCTGAGTGTGTAAATAAGTCACCACTGACTTCGCAATGCGAAGGTCGGCGGTTCGATTCCGCCCGGCTCCACCAATTAAATCAACGACTTAGGCTAGATGAAAATCTGGCCTTTTTCGTTTTTGGGTCCCTATGTGGCCACAGATGGGTCCAGGGGAATCGAAAAATCACCTCAGTAGTAACTGAACTTTGTGCGCTGGTTCGATTTCTATGGCCACAAATGGCGCGCACAAAAAAGCCCGGCGTAGCCGGGCATTTCTGGATCTGGACCGCGGCAGGCGGTCGACGATCTTTTAGCCTGCGCATGCCTCGCGAATCCTGGCGAGCTTCGCGGAGGTCAGATCAGGGTCCTCGAAGTTCGTTGCCTCGCGGAAGGCTTCCACAACGGCCAGCTCGTTCTGGGTCAGCACGCCCCCGAGATACTTCTCGATGGCGTCGTAGGTCTCAGGCAGATATTCCATGAGCGCGTGACGAACGAGTTGGGCCGGGTCAGCACCCAGCGCAGTCGCCAGCGGACCCACGCGACCAATCGGCACTTTGGTCGTTCCCTTCTTGAACATCGTGATGATGTTCGCCTTCTCGTAGCCGATCTCGTCAGCGATCTCGTTCTGGCTCTTCGGGCTGATGTTGATCAGCTTGCCGATCCGGTCTGCCAGGGGCTCTCGAGCCGCGTTTCGTACTGCCTTACCTTTCATTGCCGTTGCTCCTTTTATTGATGGGCGCACAGTATTGAAATCTTTATAGGCGCCGGCTAAATGTTTATCAGGGCAAGGCCACGTTAAGCGAATGCTGAGTATAAGTCAACAGTGAACAATGATATTCGCTCGGTGACGCCCTGAAAGCCGCGCTGAACGCCCGGTAAGTTGCTGTAAAAAAACGGGTAAAAACTAATCTTTTCTGGATATGAAATAAGTGTTGCGTCTTCCGACGGCTTGGATAATAATAGATCAGCAATGAGTGATCTTCAACAACAACGAGAGGGGACACACGGTTGAATCTACTGAACATGGTTCTGCTTAGCGAAGAGCAAACGCTCGTCTTGGCCAGTGAGCTGGCCGTCGAAAGCCAGGTTGATCTGGGGTGGGGTATGGCACTGCAGGGAATGCACGCCATACATGGCCTTATAGTGCTGACCCAGGCGGCGATCGGTCAATCCTTCATGGTGGCCGTCCAGACATAGCAGCTCGGCGAACGCGAATTTCTGAAAGCGGCAACGATACTTGCCGCTTTTTTTATGCTCTAATACATAAGTCAGCACTGAACTATAAGGAGCGAAATGAACCGACGCATTAACCAACTCCGCGACGCGCTGCCCCGTGTCGCGTCGATGATCGCCGAAAAGAAAATCAAGGTGGTCATGCGTGCACATGAGGCGAAAGTCGTGTGGGACCCCAAGACGGGTCAGCCGAAGGCCGTCTATATCCCCTACATCCCCGACAACGCCTCGGACACCTTCATTCGTGCAGTGCAGGGCTTTCTCGACCATGAGGTCGCACACGTTCTGTTCACCGATTCGAGCGTGTCGCGCAAGGCTCAGGAGCTGGGCATGCACGGCCTCTGGAACGCGCTTGAGGACACCTTCATCGAGCGCGCGATGGCGCGCCGCTTTTCGGGGTCCGACATCAATCTGGCGAACACCCGAGACTACTTCTGCAACACGATGGTGGACCCGAATTTCCAGAAGCTGGTCGCTGCCGGCCGCCTGGACCCCAACAGCGTCTGGTCCGCGCTGAGCGTGGTCTTCTTGCGCGCCTGGGCTGGCCACGCGGAGTGCGAACACTACGCGCGGGACAAGCAGGAGCTGGTCCAGCCCGTGCGTGATCTGATCGGCGAGGACCTCATCGCCCGCTTACCCAAGATCGAGAGCAGCCAGGATAGTCTCGACCTGGCGATCGACATTGCCGAACGCATCAGCGCCTACGATCCGCCGCCGCCGCCGGGCGGGGGTGGTGGTGGGCAGCCCGATGAGGATGCCGATGATGATTCCAAGCAAGGCGAAGAGCCGTCTGAAAGTGACGACGATGACCAGCAGGGGGACTCCGGCCAGGACGAGAGCGACGAAGCCGAATCCGAAAGCGAGGGCGAGGACGGCTCGGAAGGCGAGAACGAGGACGACTCCGAAGGCGAGGACGACTCCGAAGGCGAGGACGACTCCGAAGGCGAGGACGACTCCGAAGGCGAGGACGACTCGGACGGTGAGGACGACTCCGAAGGTGAGGACGACTCCGAAGGTGAGGACGACTCGGAGGGCGAAGCCCCCAAGACGCCCGATCAGGAAGACGACGACGGCGACGAGAGCGACGGCGGCGCCCCTCCGGATGCCAACAAGGACTCCGACGGCGATTCCGACGATTCTGAGCCAGCTCAGGCGCTGCAGCCGATCGACCCGAACGACCTGCCTGACTTCGATGCCGAGCTGTCCGAACACATCAGTAAGCTGTGGCTGGACGAGTCGCGGGGCGAGTATATTGCCTACACCACGGAGCACGACTATATCGGCCCACCCCGACCGCTCCCATCGGATGAATCGATGCTGCGTGACACCCGCAGACGCTCGGCGTTCTTCGAGTCGGTGGACGGGCTCGCGGGCGTGATTCAGAAAAAGCTCGAACGCGCGATCGAGGCGCGCAGCCAGTCCTATCATGTGGGCGGCTATCGATCCGGCAAGCTCAGCGGATCGGCGCTTCACCGGCTGCAGGTTGGCGATTCTCGCGTGTTTCGCCGCAAGGAGGTTCACACGAGCAAGGACGCGGCCGTGCAGCTCGTCGTGGATATGTCGGGCTCCATGTACGGTGCCCAGGCGCTACGTGCGGCGCAGACCGCCTATGCGTTGGGGTCGGTGCTCGATCGCATGCGGGTGAATTGCGAAATCATCGGTTTCACCACCGAATATGACCCGAAGCATTATTACGAGGCGACCGACGCCGCGCGCCGCGCGCCGGGGTCGGTTGAATACAACCGCATGATGCCGCTCATGATGCCAATCCTGAAGCCCTTCGGCACGCCGATGCGCCAGGAGCACAAGGACAACGTCTATTGGTCCTCATTCACGGGCGCGGTTTCGGATAACGTCGATGGCGAGTCGGTTCTCATTGCTCACCGGCGACTGATGGCGCAGCGCGAGAGTAACAAAATCATGATCGTGCTCAGCGACGGCATGCCCACAAGCGCGGGCGGGTCGCGGCATCCCTGGCATCTCAAGCAGGCGATCAAGGAGATCGAGGGCTCCGGCACGAAGGTCGTGGGTATCGGCATCATGTCCGACGCAGTAGAGGAGTTCTACAGCCGTCATGTGGTGCTGAACCAGGTTGGCGACCTGGCGACCACCGTTCTTGATCAGGTGCGCACGCTGCTGCTGTCCGGCGCACGCTGAAAGCCCAGAAAAACATTCAACCGGAGCTTGATGGTAAGTCAGCACTGACTTATCATAAGCGCTCCAGCACAACGCGAGGACTATAAGAATGACGCAACCGAACGAAAAGATCACTTGTCAGATATGCGGCGCCAAAGCGCACGTGATGAAAAAGCACCTCGAGGACGCGCACCCCGAGATCACCATCGAGAAGTATCGGGCCGATTACCCGGACGCGCCGCTGTTCAGTGAGCTGGCGAAAAAGCGCTGGCTCGAGCTTCAGGCCAAGCGCAATGAAGTCACCGAGCAGGACGAGCAGGCGCGCGAGAAAGCCCGCAAGGAAGGTTTCGACCTGGTGCCGTTCAACGAAGTGTTCGGCATTCCCGACGGTGCCTCCAAGAGCGGGCGCCCGATCATGCTCAAGGTCTCGAATCGCGGGGAGTTCTCGGACATGGTCCCGGCGCAGGACCCGAACTACATCTTCGACATCGGCATGCTCAAGGCGGTGTGCATGGGCCTGGAGCTGAATATCCCGACGTATCTCTGGGGCCACACCGGCACCGGCAAGACCACGATGCTCGAGCAGGTGCTGCATCACCTCAAGCTGCCGATGCTGCGCATCCAGCATACGATCAACACCGAAGAGTGTCAGATCGTGGGTCAGCTGCAGGCCAACGAGCAGGGCACCTACTTCGCGCCGGGTCCGCTCGCGCTGGCGATGCGCAATGGCTGGACCTATCTCGCCGACGAGTACGACGCGGCCATGCCCGCCGTGCTGCTGGCCTATCAGCCCGTGCTGGAAGGCAAACCGCTGGTGATCAAGGACGCCGATGAGGAGTGGCGCGTGATCAATCCGCACCCGAACTTCCGCTTCCTGGCCACCGGCAACACGAACGGATCGGGTGACGAGACGGGGCTCTACGCGGGCACCCAGATTCAGAACGCCGCCAACTACTCTCGATTCGGCATTGTCGAAAATGTCCCCTACATGCCGGCGAGCCAGGAGAAGGCGCTGCTGATCTCGAAGTGCCACATCGAACCCGACGACGCCGACAAGCTCGTGCGCTTCGCAAACGATGTGCGCCGGGACTTCGCGGAATCCGCCGGGTCGAATCCGATCGGTCAGCGCGAGCTGATCTTCGCCGGAATGATCGGCATCCGCCGCGGAGACTTCCACCTGGGCCTGCGTCAGGCGTTCATCAACAAGTTGCCGGAGACCTCCCGCGTGACTTGCGACAACTACGCCCAGCGTCTGTTCGGGTAGTCGACCACACGAATGAAAGGTTGCTTTGCGTCGAGCGTGTGCTTTGACGGGGCCAATGCGGTTTGCCGCTCGTGCCCCGTCTTTTTTGCCTGCAGAACCGCCATTCGTGAGGCCCGGCAGCCCGCCGGCCCCGAGGAGCGTCGTCTTATCCATGCGCGCACCCGCCTGCCGAAGACCGTCAAGCGTGTGCTGCGCCGTCTGTTCGACAGCGGCGTGACCCTCCAGGGCGTGCGCGAATCAATCGCCGCCCGCAGCAACCCGCTGCCGGAAACCGCGCCCGGCTACCTCCGGCTCGGATTCGACCTGATCAATGACAACGGCCTCGATCGTCAACGCCTCGAGCTCACCCTGTTGTCGCAGGGTTTGGCTCCCAGCAGCGCGCGCACCCAGGCATCGGTCGCGATGCGGGTCATGTACGCACTCGGCGCGATCGCCCCACACAAGGAACTCCCATGAAGCTCACCCTGTTCGGTCGCACCCACTTCTCCAGCGGCGAAAGTCTCCTGTCGCCCAAAGCCCTGGCTGCTGCAGCGAAGGCTGCGGGCTACGAGTCCGCGGCGCTGGCGGATACCATGAGCATCTCTGCGCTGATCCCCTTCACGAAGGCGTGCGAGGAGGCCGGCGTGCGCCCGATCGTCGGCGCGCGCGTGCGCGTGGTCGAGGACCCGACCTATCGCAAGCCCCCCGCGCGCAGCGGCGAGATCGAAAAGCCGAATCCCGAGTGCTTCTTCGACCTGTATATCGTCAACGCGCAAGGATTCGAGGACCTGACCCGGCTGCTGAGCCGGGCGCATGAGCGGGATTTCTTCTACTACGTGCCCCGCGTGGGCCTGCCTGAGCTGTGCGACGCCCTGCGTAAGGGCAACCTGGCGTGCGTCACGTCTGACGCTTTCAGCGTCTTTCATCTGCAGGACTATCAGCGCTATATATCGATGATCTTCGACGCGCTGATGAGCTGCCCAAGCGATCTAGTCACGCCCCAGTCACATCTGTTCATGCGCGTCGAGAGCATTCAGACGCCGCTCTACGACACGCTGAATGCGCGCGCCCTGAGTATGGCGGTTGCACATGGACTACCGCTGCTGGCCAGCTACGGCGCTCGCTACGAGACGCCGATGCTCGCTGACGCCAAGGACGTCTACGCCACCATCGTCTCCAATGACCGCATGGACTCTCCGTGGCGGCGCATTCCGTTCACCCGCGATCACGCGCCCCTGGCTGCGCACGATCTTGCGAAGCGCACAATCGCGACACTCGAGCGCTGCGGCGATCCAGATGCGAAGCGCTCTGCAGCGCAGGCCCTGCGCGGCAATGAGTCGCTCGCATCCTTGATCAAATACACATGGGTCGCTCCTCAGATCACGTTGCCTGAGATGGCGGCGGACGAATATGGGGAGCTGCGCAAGCTCTGCGTGGCGGGCTTCAAGGCGCGCTTCGCCAAGCCGGTGCTCGGGCACATGCCCGACGCCGCCGAGCAGAAGACCTATGCCGCGCGCCTTCAGTATGAGCTGGGGGTGCTGCGCGACATGAACTTCGCCGGCTACTTCCTGCTGGTGCGCGACCTCGTGGTATGGGCCAAGGACGAGGGCATCATCGTCGGCCCGGGGCGTGGCTCCGTGGGCGGCTCGCTGGTCGCTTATCTGATCGGCATCACCGATGTCGATCCGTTGCGCTTTGGCCTGCTGTTCGAGCGCTTCATCAACCCCGAGCGTCTCGACCTGCCGGACGCCGACCTCGACTTCATGTCCACGCGCCGCCAGGAGGTGATCACCTACCTGGTGGGCAAATACGGCAGCGAGAACGTCACTGGCATATCCAACTACACCACGATGGCCTCGAGTTCCGCGCTGCGCAATGTCGGGCGCGTCTATGGGCTCGACAACATCGACCTGACAGCATCGAAGCTGATCCCGAAGGAGGGCGGCACGCCCTACAAGCTCGAGCGGGCCGCCGACGAGATCGCCGAAGTCGAGCGCTTCCGCGACAGCCACCCGCTGATCTGGAAGCACGCCTGCGCGCTCGAGGGGCAGCTGCGCTCTATGGGACGCCACGCGGCCGGCGTCGCGGTTGCCGGGGAGCCGATCGTCAAGCGCGGCGTGATCGAGCGACGCGGTGACGACTACTGCGTCAACTGGGATAAGCGCACCGCGGAGGACATGGGGCTGGTCAAGCTCGACGTGCTCGGCCTGTCCACCCTGGACGTGCTCTCGCGCGCGCTGGACCTCGTCGAGCGGCGTCACGGCAAGCGTCTCGACCTGCTGGACATGCCGCTGGACGACCCGAAGGTCATGAGCGCCTTCGGGCAGGGCGCCACGACCGGCGTGTTCCAGTTCGAATCGCCCGGCATGCGCAAGCTGCTGCGCGACCTCGCGGTGGCCGGCGATCTGACATTCGACGACCTGTCCGCCGCGACCGCGCTGTATCGGCCGGGTCCGATGGAGTCGGGCCTGATGGCGGATTACGTGAGCTTCCGTCAGTCCTATGGGGAGCCGATCTTCGAGCACCCGAGCATGAAGGCGGGGCTCGAAGAGACCGGCGGCGTGATCGTCTACCAGGAGCAGGTAATGCAGGTCGCCCGCGACCTGGCCGGCTACTCGATGGCGGATGCGGATTTTCTCAGGAAGGCAATGGGTAAAAAGCTGCCGGCTGAAATGGCAAAGCAGCGTGAGCAGTTCGTGGCTGGAGCTACTGCCGGCTGGGTGAGTGTGGAGCTAGAAGATGGGCAGACCGTAAGAGTCCACAGGGCTAGGAAATTCAAATGCGCAGACGGCTTGCGACGAACGGTCGAAGAGGCGCTTCGAGACGTAGCCGACATAGACGGCAAGGAGTTGCTCGGTGGCTGATGTAGAGATTTGGCGACCCATAGCTCGATTCGACAACATAATAGAGGCGTCCAATTATGGTGCGCTTCGCCGCCAGTCTTATGTTGTTCGCCAGGGCCGCGGACGCGGGCATCTGAGAACGGTTCCAGCTCTTAATAAGCTGCTCGAGCGCCGTCATCCGTGGGGCTATATATGGGTCGAATTTAGCCTGTACGGCGTTAGACACTGGGAGTTTCGACATAGGCTCGTCGCGGAGGCATTCCTCGGCGAGTGTCCCGCCGGCTATTACGTTCTGCACGGTGACAACGTGCCGGGTAATGACGGGATCGAAAACCTCCGCTACGGCACACCCTCTGAAAACTGCGCCGACAAGCTGGTTCACGGGACGCAGCCGAGCGACATCGACTTGAGCTGGTCGAAGTTGCGCCCGGACCAGGTGGTGACGATTCGCAATCTACGCGAGGGGGGAGCTACTTATGACGAAATAGCGCGATCAACTGGGTTGACCGCGCCCTACGTCTGGCGTGTTTGCTCGGGGCAAAAATACAAACACGTAGCGGGGCCACTAGCCGACAAGAAACGCAAGCTCCGAAGGATGACTGCGGCTGACGTAAGTCAAGCGCTGAACCTGAAGGGTCGGGGCTTAACGCTTCATCAGATTGCTGGCGAACTGGGCTTTTCAAGAACACAAATTCAGCGAAAGCTGGCGGAGGCAAAATGAAAATTAAGAGCGTAAGTGTTGCCGACCCTGGCATGGAGGAGACCGCCGCGCACGCGCTGTTTTCGCGCATCGAGAAGTTCGCCGGTTACGCCTTCAACAAGTCACATTCGTGCGAATACAGCGTCATCAGTTATTGGTCCATGTATCTCAAGACCTACTACGCGGCCGAGTTCTTCGCGGCATCGCTGGACATGGCCGACGAGGACCGCCGGCCGTCGCTGGTGAGCGCGATCGAGGCTGAGGGCATCCTGGTCATGCCGCCGCATATCAACGAGTCGACCGACCGCTTCGAGATCGCCTGGGACACGGGCCGCGCCAAGCCCACGATCGTGATGCCGTTCTCTGCAGTCAAGGGGGTGTCCGACAAGGGCAGCCAGGCGATCATGAAGGCGCGCGACAAGTCCGGCGGGAAGTTCGAGTCGATCACCGACCTGATCGAGAACGTGAGCCTGCGCGCCTGCAATTCGCTGGTGCAGGATCGTCTGCGCCGCGTGGGCGCGTTCGCGACCATCGAAGCGGGGTCGATCGACGCCCGCCACCCGGATCGTCTGCGCGATCAGATCGAGCTGCTGCCCGGCCTGATCAATCAGGTGGTCAAGGCGGATCGGCAGGTGGTGGTCGACAAGTTCGTGAAGGCGAAGATCATCCACCTGATCAACGAGACCCGCGTCTGCGACAAGTGCCCGCTCGCCGGCGGTGTTCACCCGCTGCCGCGCCTGGGCAGCAAGCCGAAGTTCATGGTCGTTTCCGATTGCCCGAATTGGTCGGAGGACCAGGCCGGCAAGCTGATCGAGGGTAAGGCGTCCAACTTCCTTGTGACCGCGCTCAAGAACGCCGGGCTCAAGGTCTCGGACGGCTACTTCACGACGCTGGTGAAGTCGATCAAGGGCGAGGACGGCATCACCAACGCTATGATCAACGCCTGCAGCGGCTACCTGGATCGGGAGATCGAGCTGCTGAAGCCGCCGGTCATCATCGCGCTGGGCTCGAAGTCGATACGCCACCTCGTGCCGGAGGCCAAAGGCGGCTGGGAGGCACTGTGCGGGCAGGCCGTGTACGACACGCGCCGCGACGCCACGATCATCTTCGGCCTCAATCCGGGGATGATCTCGTTCGAGCCGGATCGCCAGAACCTTCTGGACGAAGTGTTCGTGAAGGCCGCTGAAGCGGTGTAAAAAGTAAGTCACCGCTGATTGACTTTCTACTCAGCGACGACTATAGTTCATTCATCAGAAAGAGGACAAAATTCTATGACCGCTCCTGTTTTCAAGAAGTTCATCGACCCTGCGAAGCTCAAGGAGCAGGTCGCTTTTTCGGACGTGGACATCGACACGGCCATGATGCAGCAGGCGTCGCTGTATTCCTACTACGGGAACATTTACGCGCAGGCGCAGCATCAGGCGGATCGGTTCAAGACGCACATGACCCACGTGCGCGCGCGTGTCGCCCATGCGGTGCGCGAGGATGCCGCGGAGGGCGGCAAGAAAGTGACGGAGAACATGGTCGAGGAGCGGATCATCCTGCACCCCGACTATATCCAGGCAGCGAAGCTGGCCAATGACTCGCGCATGATCGCGGAAATGGCCCGTAACGCGCTCGAAGCCTTCAAGCAGCGTCGCGACATGCTCGTGCAGGTCGGTAAGCGTCAGCTCGAAGAAATGAAGGGCCAGGCCCGTGTCACCGTTAGCGGAACAACGGGTTCAGGCGGCTCGGCTCGTGACGAGGCAACCCGAATCGCAGGCCAGGTTGGACGAGAACATTAACATCGCAGTAATAAATCACCACTGACTTACATTTACGACTGCACAACTAAGAGGAACCTATCTATGAGCATGTTGGACATTCTTAATGCCGCGCAGAAGCAGGCGCAGGCCCGCTCGGGCCGCCGTGAGCGCACGGCCAAGATCACGCCGGGCAAGTCGCGCTATCGCGTGCTTCCGTCCTGGCGCCCGAAAGGCCCGAATGGTGAAGAGCAGCCGTTCTTCCACGGCTACGGCGTTCACTTCCTGAAGGCGCCGGGCAGCGACGAGGTCAAGGCCGTCTACATCTGCGCAGAGGCCACCTATGGCCGTCCGTGCCGGGTGTGCGAGCTGATCAGCGAGGGCATCCGTGACGCGCACGACGACGCCACGATCAAGGCGCTGGAAGCGAGCAAGGCCACCCCGCGCATGCTGGTCAACGCGCTGCGTCGTGATGGTTCCGAGCCGAACACGCCGGTCGTGCTGGAAATGCCGATGACCGTGTTCGAGCAGTTCTGCAACGTCGCCAAGAACTACTACGACGAAGGCGTCAATATCTTCGACTTCGCCGAAGGCTATGACGTGATGATCGAACGCGACGGCACCGGCCTGAGCACGAAATACACCGTCAACGTGGCCGTCAAGTCCACCGCGATCGATCCGTCGATCATGGACAAGGTGACCAACCTCGACGAGTACGTCGATCAGGAATACGAGGCGGGTCTGCAGAAGGCGCTGGGCGTGGTCAACGCAACGCGCGGTCTGGTGACGGCTTCGACGGGCGCGGGCGCTCTGACGCACGCTCCTGCCGCTGCGAAGGCGCCGAGTCTGAGTGAAATCAGCCTCGACGAAGACCTCAGTGACGTCAGCGATGCCGACTTCACCGAGTCGGAGCCCGCCGCTCCGGCCGCTGCTGCCCCGGCTCCGGCCCCGGCTGCTGCCCCGGCTCCGGCTGCTGCTCCGGCTGCTGCTCCGGCTGCTGCTCCGGCCGCGAACCCGGTCCAGGCTGCGGCCAGCTCGGACGACGAGGACGTGGATGCCCTGATGGCCGAGCTGGACGCGCTGGGCTCGTAAGCCCGGTCGCGGACACAAGGCGCAACCCGCAGGGCCGGTTAATCCGGCCCTGCTTCCTAGAGGGGCAAGAATGAAAACGACATACCTTATCGACGCGCACTCGGTCGGATACGCCGCACAGCAGTCAGCCCGACTGACGGTCGGCAATCGCGAGGTGCAGGCGATCTTCGGCTTCGCCAAGAAGCTGAACTTCCTGATCGGCGAAAAGCCCCACGCACGCATCATCGTTCTCTGGGACGGGCATAGCCAGTGGCGCTACGACCTCTACCCGCAATACAAGGAAAAGCGGGAGATGGACCCGAAGATCGCCAAGATGCGGGCCGCATTCCGTGACCAGAAGGACGACATCAAGCGCGTCTGCGAGACGCTGGGTGTCGGCGCCATCTACGATCCGGGCCAGGAGGCCGACGATCTCGCCGGCGTGCTCGCGCGGCGACTGCTGGCCAAGCCGAACAATGGCGTGATCCTGGTCACCGGCGACCGCGACTGGATTCAGCTGGTGCGCCCGAATTGCGCCTGGATGAATGCCCGCGACGACAACTACAAGTTCGTCCACCACGAGACCTTTCTCGATCTCACCGGATACGCCACGCCGGCTGCCTTCCTGCAGGGCAAGGCGCTGCAGGGTGACAACTCGGACAACATTCATCCGGTCGGCATGCTCGGTGAGCAGAAGGCCGCGGAGCTCCTGGCGGAGTTTGGCTCGGTGCCGGCCTTCGTGAAGGCGTACAACGGCGGCGAACTGGCTGGCCAGAAGATTCCCAAGCCCTACCGCGACCTCGCCGAGAACAAGCCCTGTCCGAAGCATGAGCATGTCGGGCGCCTGGACGTGTTCAAGCGCAACTTCAAGCTGATGAACCTGCAAACGGACCCGACCGGGCTACAGCTGCAGGTGGGCAACCCCAAGCCCGACATGGACGCCTTCGAGCGCCTGTGTCGTGAGCTGAATTTCCAATCGATTCTCCAAAAGTTCGACCTCTGGGCCGAACGCTTTTCCCGATAAGGAGGCACCATGAGTGTAAAGGACCTGGCTGCTGAGCTGGAGGCCGCGATCGGCATCAACGATCCGCGGCAGGAAGTCCGCATGTTCCTGTCGACCGGCTACCCCAAGCTCGACTACGAAATCTCCGGCCACTATCACGGCGGCGGTTTTCCCCTGGGCCGTATCGTCGAAATGTTCGGCCCGCCGTCCTCCGGCAAGACCGCGATCGCGACCTGCGCGATGGCGACCGCACAGCGTAACGGCGGCGTCGCCGCCTTCTTCGACCACGAGCGCAGCTTCGACGTGGGACAGGGCGTCGCGCTCGGCCTGAATGTCGATCCGGGCCAGTGGGTCTACAAGGCGCCCAAGACGTTCGAGGAGTCGATCGCTACCGCCATGAACATGGCGAAGGTGATCCGCGAGAAGAGCCTGATCGACCCGGACGCCCCGATCGTCTGCGTGTTCGACTCGCTTGCCTCTATGGTGCCGCAATCGAAGTTCAACAACATCGAGGACAAGGGTGTCGCTGCGCTGAATATGTCCGACAACACTGCGCTGGCACGTGCGACCTCTGCCAGCTTCCCGGCACTGGCGCAGTGGTGCGAGCAGTATGAAATGCTGGCGCTGTTCCTGAATCAGGCGCGCACCAAGATCGGCGTCATGTTCGGCGATCCGACGACGACCCCGGGTGGCAACGCGCCCGAGTTCTATGCGTCGGTGCGTGTGAAGCTCGGTCGCAGCCAGCTCACGAAGACGGTCGGCGGTGCGAAGGTTCGGATCGGTCAGCGCATCGGCGCCGAGATCATCAAGAACAAGGTCTATCGCCCGTTCGGCAAGTGCGAATGGGACTTCCTCTACCAGGAGGACGGCACCGGCAAGTTCGACGTGATCGGCTCGAGCATCGACGCGCTGCTGGAAATGGGTCGGCTCGAGAAGGCGGGCAACAACATCGAATGGGACGGCAAGAAATTCCCCCGCTCGACGCTGATCGAACGTATTGCGGCCAATGACGAGACCGCCAAGTTGCTGGAGCTGTTCCCCGAATCCGCCTGACCGCTCGCGGATCGCAGGCATAAAAAAAGCGGGCCGATGGCCCGCTTTTTATGCACTGTCCGATCTAGTGGGTGATGTAGTAGATCGCCCAGCCCAGCATGGCGACAAAGGACACCGCCGACAGGGGGACCATTACGTTGTTGAATAGCTCAAGCATGATCTTCCTCCATGCGGCGAATCAGGTGCGTTGCGTAGATGATAGCGCACACGGCCATCGCCGTTAAGACAATGGCGCTCGTCGCGCCCCAGGCGATCGTGATCTCGCGCGCCGGGTTGCCCCAGGAGTTGAAGGTCACGCCAATTATTGAAGCGTCCGTCACTACAATCAGGCCCGTTGCGACCCGAGCGAATGCGAGTCGCTCCTTTATTCCGTCCAACGTCATTTTTTTCCCTCGATTTTTACCCTGAGCGGAGTTTATCCGCGCGACAGCGGCGAATCTCCTCGTGGCATTTCGCCATTGCGTGCTTCGCCGCTTCTGTGCGCATATCATTTTCATATCAGAAAACATGGAGAACACGCATGCCTGACGTCGAGTACGATGAAAATCAAAAGAAAATAGTTGAGCGCGTTCGCGACGCATGCGCGTCCGGAGCCGATGCGGACGCCGTCGTCTCGTTCGGGTGTGAGTACGGCGCTTACGTCCAGACCTGGGAGTGGGTCAGCTTCGAAGACATCAACACGGCGGACCACAAGGTCTGTGGTGACTGTTACGACGACGTGCCGACCGAAGAAGCGACGCTCGACGACGACGACGAGACCTGGCTCTGTCAGAAGTGCGCGGCCGAGGAAGACGAGGCGTGAGCTCCGGCCTCGACAACAAGCTCAGCCAGCGGGTCAAGCGTCACCCCAACGGGGCATTCACGATCGAGACGCAGCCCGAGCAGGCGCGCGACGTGAACCTCTGCGACTGCTGTGGGCGCGCTGCCCTGTGCGCGGTCGGCAGGCTCGCAGCGGCACCGTCGTTCGTCCAGATACGCACGCGCTGGTGCGAGAAGTTCATACCGCTGGTGGCCTTCCGGCCGCCGCTGATCGGCATGGAGACGACCTTCAACACGATGCGGCTTGGCCGCGCCTGGACCGAGCGCCTGAGCACGGGCACCACCGTTGCGCTCTACGACAGCGTGGCGGACAACATCTTCGGCTACGCCCGCACCCGGCAGGTATTCGCCGGCGGCTACAACGCCATTCTGCTGGCGCACGCGAAGTTCAATCACTGCGCGCTCCACGACAAGCCCGAAGATCCCGTCGCCCATGTCGATGCGGTGCTGCGCAAAGCCTACGGCGCGTTCATGAACAAGGAGGACCTGCAGCTGCAGGCGCTTTATCTCACCCCTTACGAGGATGGCCCCGAGCCGATACACGATGCTGAAATCCAACGCTGACCGCACGGTCGAGCCGCTCAAGCACAAGGGCAAGCTCTACGGTGCGTTCGTGACCTTCCATCCCTCCGGCCGCCAGGTCTACGTGGCCTATCGCAGCACGCGCGAAATCTTCCGCGCGGGGTCGGACTGCAAGACGCTCTCGGATGCCATGCGCGCGGGCACCGCCACCTGGGCGCTCGATGTCTCGACGCTCGGCATGGCACGAGCGCGCGGCGTCGAGTGGATCGTGGTGCTGGTGCGCAACAGTCGCGACAAATGGTTCACCCACATCAGCAACTACTATGATCCGCACAAGGTGAAGTCCGCGGACTACTCGCGTCGCGGCGGCGCGAATCAGAAGTATCTGCCGCTGATCCACTTCCGGCTGCTGCAGGGCGAAATAAAAATCTAGCCGTCTATTGACATAACTCAGCGCTGACTTATCATAAGCAGAGACTCAGCACACAACAAGAGGACAGAACATGCACCATTTCAAAGGCGTCAAATGCACCCTCAACCCACTGCTCACGCTCGGACACTTCGTCCTGTCGGTCGCCCTGATCGCCGCGCTCGCGGTCGGCACCAACTGGCTGTTCACGATCCTCGCGATCTGCCTGCTGATCTGGAACTCGATGCTCGCGACGGGCTTCATGGTGATGTCGAACCTCATCAAGAACGCCGATGCAGACCTCGAGGCCCAGCTTGACGAGGCCAAGAATGCCGGCAAGTAGCGTTCCCTATCTGCTGATCTCGGACCTGCACATGCACGAGTGGTCCGCGTTCTCGACCATCAACGAGAACGGCGTCAACTCGCGCCTGTGGAGTATCCGCGAAAACATCCGGCTTGCCTGTCGCGAGCTGATCGATCGCGGCGGCCGGGACGTGGTGATCGGCGGCGACATCTTTCACGTGCGCGGCTCGGTCTCGCCGATGGTGCTCAACGTCACGCTCGACCTGTTCGCCGAACTGAAAACTCAGTTCGACCTGAACATCTACGCGATCCCCGGCAACCACGATCTGGAAACCAACGACACGTTCCGGCTGAGCAATTCCGCCGAAGCGCTCACGCGCGTGGGTGTGACGATGGTCAACGATCCTGCCGGCAACAGCTTCAAGCTCGACTGCGACCAGAACGTGGCGCTCTTCCCCTGGCATGGTTCACATCAGCAGCTTATGAAGACGATGCAGGAATGGCTGCAGGGCTTGTCGGAACGCGGCGGTGACTGCGCTCAAGTCGACGCCGTCATCCATGCGCCGGTCAACGGCGTGATCAAGGGCCTGCCGGACTCCGGTCTCGAGGCCGACGAGCTGGCCGCACTGGGCTTCAAGCGCGTGTTCGCCGGCCACTACCACAATCATGTCGACTTCGGTAACGGCGTCTACTCCATCGGCGCGGTCACGCACCAGACCTGGAACGACCCGAACACGAAGGCGGGCCACCTGCTGGTCTACCCGGAGAAGGTCGAGTGGCGCTGCACCCAGGCGCCGCAGTTCGTGGACATCACGGTCGACACCGACCCCAACGACATCGAGCTGATGGTCGATGGCCACTTCGTGCGCGTGAAGGTCGAGATCGAGAACGAATCCGACGTCGAGACCGTGCGCAATCAGCTCAAGGAGGCCGGCGCGCTGGGCGTCACGGTCATCCCCATCCGCAAGGCTGCTGCAACCCGTAGCGCGGCGGTCACCGCCGGCAAGACGCTGCGTGGCTCGACTGCGGCGTACATCGACGAGAAGGGATACGACGATCCGGAGGCCGTCAAGACGGTCTGCGACGACATTTTGACCACCGTGGAGGCCGTCGAATGAAGTTCCAGTCCATTCATCTTGAAAACTTCGGCGCGATCGGCCGGGCCAACCTGAACAGCCTCGATTCGCTCGGGCTGCTGCTGCTGCAGGGCAAGAATCTGGACGACAGCTCGGCCGATTCCAACGGTGCCGGCAAGTCCAGCCTGCCGGACGCGCTGTCCTGGTGCCTCTACGGCATCACGGCCAAAGGCGACTCCGGCGACGAGGTCATCAATCGCACTGCCGGCAAGGGCTGCTCCGTGACCATCGGCCTGACCGATCCTGCGGATGGCAGCGACTGGGTCGTGAGCCGCGGACGCAAGCACAAGACCCTCAAGTCCAAGCTGTGGGTCTATCACAACGGCGTCGACGTCACGAAGGGCACGAACAAGCTCACCCAGGAAATGGTCGAGCGGCTGATCGGCGCGCCGGTGGACGTATTCAATGCCGCGATCTACTCCGGCCAGGAGAAGATGCCGGACCTGCCGGGCATGACCGATCGCGAACTAAAGGCGATTGTCGAGGAAGCGGCGGGCGTGACCGTGCTCGAGCGTGCCTATGTCGAGGCGCGCACCCGGCGCGGCGCGCTGGAAAAGGAGATCGAATCGCTGGTGCGTGACCAGGATGCCAAGCGCCAGGTTTTCGACGACGCCAAGCGCCGCGTAGACGAGCTGACCACCAACGAGGCCGGCTGGGGCGGCACCCAGGCGACCAAGATCGAGACGGCGCAGAAGGCGCTGGACGAGGCCGTCGCTTCACTCAAGGCCGCCCAGGCCGACGCCGGGCGCCTGACCCCGCTTACCAAGCTCAACGACATGCGGGCGAAGGTGGGCGACAGAATCAACGGCGTGTCGGGCGAGAAGGTCGAACACAATCGACTGCTGGCCGAGCAGGGCAATCTGATCAACCAGCAGAACACGGCGCTGAACGCGCTGAACACTGCGCGCAATGCCGTCAAGGCCAGTCAGGGTGCGCTCGACCGGGTCGAACAGATCCCCGGCAAGCCCTGCGGTGAGTGCGGAAAGCTGTATTGCGAGGATGATGTGGCCGATCAAAAGGCCCGCATCAGCGCGCAGCTCGCGCGTGAGCAGGAGAACGCGGACAAAGCGCTATCAGCGTATTCGGAAGCGGAGAAACGCGCTCAGATCGCAGCGCAGCGCGTCACCGATTACGAGTCTTCCATGACGGACATCAGCAAGATGCTCGATGCGCGCGACCGCGTCGACGCCGAGATTCAGAAGCACCGCGATGCCGGCAATCGCATCACGCGCGCCGGCGAGATCAAGGATACCTGCGAGGCCAATCTGGCCACCGCGCAGGACGAGGTCAACCCGTATACGGCCATGCTGGTCAAAGCACGTGAGCGCGCCGATGGAGCGAAGAGCGAGCTGGTGGCCGTCACGCGCCGGCTTATCGATCAGAAGCAGGCTATGAAGCCGATGGAGGCCGCCTGCGACGTGTTCTCGCCGGCGGGTGTGCGCGGCTACATTCTCGACGAGGTCACCCCGTTTTTGAATGACCGCACTGCGCATTACCTGGGCGTGCTGTCCGACGGCAATCTGTCAGCCGTGTGGTCGACCATCGGCGAGACGTCGAAGGGTGAGGCGCGCGAGAAGTTCCATATCGCGGCCACCTCCACGACGGCCGCGGAGTCCTTCCGCAGCCTGTCGGGCGGCGAGAAGCGCAAGGTCCGGCTGGCCACGTCAATGGCCCTGCAGGACCTCGTGGCCTCGCGCGCCGAGAAGCCGATCGGCCTGTATATCGCCGACGAGATCGACGACGCACTGGACGCGGCGGGCCTCGAGCGCCTGATGGCGGTGCTGGAGGAGAAGGCGCGCGAGAAGGGCACGGTGATCGTGGTGTCACACAACCCGTTGCGCGACTGGATTCGCACGTCGATGACGCTGGTGAAAGAGGGCGGCTATTCGACCCTGGTGGAGGACGCTGCCTGATGGATCAAGCCTATGCCACGCGCCTGAGACGGCGCATGTTCGAAGAGAATGGCGGCGCTGCGCCTTCCTGGCAGCTGAATACGACCGCGAAGGTCACCGCCAAGATAAACGGCAAGTTCCTCAAGGTGTCGATGGTTCGCGGTGATCGCTTCACGCTGACCGAGTGCTACGTCGGCAAGCGCGGCGGTCTAGTTTTCATCTTTTCGCACAGCGATGACCCGGGGCGTCGGCACATGGAAATGACGCTGGACGTCGCCAGGGGCTTGCTGAAAGGGTTTGCCGACTATCTGGCCGTGATCGAGGAGGCGGACCTCGAGGGCAACTCGAACGTGCCGCCGATCGACGCAACCGCGAATGCAGCAATGGCTGATCGAGTGGCCAGGAATCCCCTGTGGGCGAGCTGGTAATGGACAACGAAGAATACGACAGCATCATCCGGGAATCGGCATCACGGGTCTGGATCGATTGGGCACGGGAATACAACACGCCAGTGTCCACCGGAAGCCTGCTCACCGGCACTCCGCGCCTCCGCTCGAGCCTGATTGAACCCAAGAGCTTTACTGCGAGTGAAATCGAGGCGCGCGAAGCGGAAGGGATGACCTCTCGGCTCGCGGAAGAGATGGCCGCCCGGCTCCCGGCGAGACGGGCAGAGAAGAGCCTTTTGAGTGCCGCTGTTCTGGAGCCACTCATCCGGGGTCTGGAGCCCAACCTGGTGGCGCGCGACGAGGTCGACGCGCCGGCAGGTCGCGAGCTGACCCTCGACGAGGAGCTGGGCATCGAGGAAGAAAGCCCCGCCCAACTGTGGGGGAGCTGGTCATGAACAACTTCGATGAATTACGTGACGCGGTGATCGCGATCAACACGCGCCTCACCGACTGGGAACACAACTCGGGCCAGATGCGTATCGAGGTCGACCGGCTGATTTGCGATAGCAGCCTGCTGTCCGGGGACCTCTCGGCCGAAACCACGCGCCGCGAAATGATCGAGCGCCGTCTGGACAGGGTCGAGTTCGACGGCGAGATCCCCGGTATCGCCCAGCGCCTGGAGCGCCTGGAGCGACGCCTTGAAGCACTCGAGGCGCTCGAGGCGCGGGTCATGGAGCTGACGACGATAGACGCCGACCTGAGCGAAACGGACACGCTGCGCGGCAGCTGGAACTAGGAGTAAACATGAGCGAAATCATAAAGGTGGTCGGCATCGACATGGCACTGGCCAACGTGGGTCTCGTGTTCGCCGACGTCGATCTGCATGACGGTGCGGTCGTGATCCGTCAGATGGATCTGGTGAAGACCGCAAAGACCAAGAGCAAGCAGGTGCGGGCGTCGTCGGACAACCTGCAGCGCGCTCGACAGATACACGGCGCGCTCAATGCTGCTTGCGCCCAGTGTCACCTGGCGATCGCGGAAGTGCCTACCGGCGGCCAGAGCGCTTCGACCGCGCGCGCCTTCGGCATCGCGACCGGGCTGCTGGCCACGTTGCCGATCCCGCTGATCGAGGTCGATCAGAAAGAGGTCAAGCTGGCTTCCGTCGGCAAAAAGACCGCCAGCAAGGAGGAGATGATCAGCTGGGCGACCGAACTGCACCCGTCGGCCCCCTGGCTGGTGCGCAAGCTCAAAGGCAAGCAGGTGCTGATGAACGACAACGAGCACCTGGCCGATGCGGTCGCGGTGATCTATGCCGGCATCCGGACTGCCCAGTATGCCCAGGCCGTCGCCATGATGCGCAGCATGATCCGTGCGGTGGCTGTCAACGCATGAGTGACATTCGCGAGCAGCTGATCGGCCGGGTCATGAAGAACTACATCTCCCTCGACCGCCACATGGCTGAAATGATGCCCACCGGGCGCATAGAGGCGTGGGCTCAGGAGGAGCTGACTCGCGGCTGCGAGGCCGAGATGCACCCGTCGTGCGCAGGGTGCCCGTATCGGTCGATCCGGTTCGAGGAGGAAGGCAACGCGACCTTCGACCGCGTCTTCAGCATGCGAAACAGCTGCACCCGATCGCCGAAGCAGGGCTGCGTCTACACGGCCCGCGAAATACCCAGCTTGCTGCTGCCTGCAGAGCGCATACCGCCCCGCAAGATCAACGTGCCACCCGAGCGTGAGCTGACCCTCGACGAGGAGCTGGGCGTGGAAGCGGCGCCCGCCGACGATCCGCTGCGCGGAAGTTGGTAGAAAATAAGTCAGCGCTGACTATGCTATAATCCCGGCCCCGCCGGATTCGAACCCCCTAATCCCACACAGGAGACCCAATGGAAGTCATCAAGCGTGATGGCTCGAAAGAGCCCCTTTGTCCCGAAAAGATCGAGAAGTGCGTGCGCTGGGCGTGCGCCGGACTCGACGTGAACCCCCAGCTGGTCATCGACAACAGCGGCATCGCCTTCTACGACGGCGTGTCGACCCAACAGATGCAGGATCTTCTGATCAAGGCCGCGGCGGAAGCGGTCACCGTCAACAACCCCGACTACACGTTCGTGGCCGCGCGCCTGCTCATGCAGCGCACCTACAAGGAGGCCACCGGCGGCGAAGTCAGCTACCGGCCGCTGCGTGAATACATCGAAGAGGGCGTGGCTCAGGGGGCGCTGAACTACGACCTGCTCAGCTTCGATCTCGAGGCGATCGACAAGGCGATCGATCCCGACCGCGACATGCTGTTCGACTACCGCGGCATGCAGACGGTCTATGACCGCTACCTGATCCGTCGCGAGGGCAAGCGCGGCTCCAAGGGCACCGTGATGGAGATGCCGCAGCACTTCTGGATGCGCGTCGCGCTCGGCCTGGCGCTCAACGAACATGAGTCCGCGCGCACCTTCTGGGCCATTCAGTTCTATGACGTGCTGTCCCAGTTCGAGTTCGTCAGCTCCACGCCGACGCTGTTCAACAGCGGCACAAACCACAGCCAGATGTCGAGCTGCTACCTGAATACGGTCGACGACTCGATCGAGGGGATCTACGGCACGATCACCGAGTGCGCGCACCTGTCGAAGTGGGCGGGCGGCATCGGCACGGACTGGACGCGCGTTCGCCCGTCCGGGGATCTGATCCAGGGCACGCGCGGCAAGTCGTCCGGCGTGGTGCCCTACCTGAAGGTGTTCAACGATACGGCCGTGGCCGTCAATCAGGGCGGCAAGCGCAACGGCGCCTTCGCGGCCTACCTTGAGCCCTGGCATGCCGACGTCGAGGCGTTCATCGACCTCAAGAAGAACGCCGGCGACGACCGCATGCGTGCCCGCGAAATCTTCCCGGCCCTGTGGATGAACGACTTGTTCATGGAGCGCCTCGAGGCCGGCGGCGAGTGGTCGCTGTTCTCGTCCGCCGAATACCCCGAGCTGCACGAGCTGTACGGCGACGAGTTCAAGGCCGCCTACGAGGCCGCCGAAGCAGAGGGTGGGGCTGTCCGCAAGGTTGATGCGAACACGCTGTGGCGCAAGATCATCACCTCGCTCGCGGAATCCGGCGCGCCCTGGATCACCTTCAAGGACGAGTGCAACCGCCGCAGCCCGCAGGACCACGTCGGCACGGTCCACAACTCCAACCTCTGCACCGAGATCACCCTCAACACCTCCGACGACGAAACCGCAGTCTGCAACCTGGGTAGCGTGAACGTGGGCCGCATCGGCCCGGCCCAGCTGCGCCGCGTCATCACCGTTGCGGTGCGCATGCTCGACAACGTGATCGACCTGAACTTCTACCCGTCCGAAAAGGCGCGCTACTCCAATATGCGCCATCGCCCGATCGGCCTGGGCCTGATGGGATGGAACGAATACGTGGCCCGCATGGGCGTGGACTGGGAGAGCGAGGAGCATCTGCGCCTGACCGACGAGTTCTTCGAGCAGTGGAGCTACTGGGCGATCAGCGCCAGCTGCGATCTGGCAGCCGACCGCGGCACCTACGAGAGCTACGACGGCTCGAAGTGGGATCGGGGACTGCTGCCTATCGATACGGCCCGCAAGCTGCCGGCGGCCTGGTCAGGGCGCGGCGGTCGCGTGGACTGGGACGGCCTGCGTGAGCGCATCAAGCGCCACGGCATGCGCAACTCCAACGTCATGGCGATCGCCCCGACCGCCACGATCAGCCACATCACCGGCTGCAGCCCCTGCATCGAGCCGGCGTTCGAGCGGGTAGGCAACTTCGAGCAGACCTCCGGCCTGTTCAAGGTGCTCGACCCCACGTTCAAGTATCTGTCTGCCGACCAGATCAAGACGGTGTTCGAGATCGACCAGAAGTGGCTGATCCGTGCCGCGGCCGTGCGTCAGAAGTGGATCGACCAGGCCCAGAGCCTGAACCTGTTCGCCAAGTTCGGCACCCTCGGGCGCGAGCTGGACGATTGGTATCGCACTGCCTGGCGTCTCGGCGTCAAGACGACTTACTACCTGCGCAATCAGATCAACGACGTGGACCACAAGGTCATCGGCGAGATCAAGCCGGTCGTCGAGGTGATGGCCCCCGCTGGGCTCGCTGCTAGCGATTACCGCGTGAAGGTCGACGAGCAGGGCGTCGCGCCGGTTACGGTCAGCGTCGTCAACAACAGCTCCGAACCGCTCGACGCGCTGGTCTGTTCGATCGAAAACGGCCCGGACTGCACCTCTTGCCAGTGATTGCTTTCTTCCAGAAAGTAAGTCAGTATTGACTTAACGCTGGATCAAAGGGCACAGCGAGATTCAACCATTAGGGGCGCTACGGCGCCCCTCCTTTTCAGTTCAGGCGAATATCCGCCGAAAGATGCTAAGTCAACAGTGACTTACATACTATAAGAGCACGCAAAACACAGGAGGACATCAGTATGGGCACACGATCACTCACGCACGTCTACGAACAGAAGGGCGACAATCGGCCGCTCGTCACTATCTATCGACAGTTCGATGGCTACCCGACCGGACACGGGCAGGAACTGCTCGACAGCTTCGGCAAGCACGAGATCGTCAACGGCTTCGGCATCTCGGACAACCCTGTGGCCAACGGCATGGGCTGTCTGGCCGCGCAGCTGATCGCCTTTCTCAAGTTCGGCGGCATGCACGACTCCGACTACAAGAACAACCCCGCCTCGCCGAGCGTCGGCAATGTCTACGTGTATCCGGCCGGTAGCTCGGACTGCGGCGAGGACTACATCTATCGCCTCTATCCGGGTGAGGGCGAGGGTGAAGGATTCTTCGCCACCTACGGCCCGCTGATGCTGCGCGTCGAAAAGGTCGGCTATTCCGGCGACGACCGCGTGCTCTACGAAGGCAAGCTCGCCGACTTCGATCCGGAAGCCGCCGAGAAGGCTGCGTATCCCGAGGAAGAGGACGCCTAACCCTGTCCCGCACGATAGATATTACTGGCGAGCGCTTCGGCCGCCTCTTGGTGGCCGAACGCTCCGGCAGCACGAGCGACGGTAAGGCGCTTTGGCTGTGTCGCTGTGATTGCGGCTCGACCGCAAAGGTCGAGGGTAAAAGGCTGCGATCCGGAGAGACTCAATCGTGCGGCTGCCTGCGCGGCGACGTCTCGAGGGAGAAGGCAACGAAGCACGGCTACTACGGCACTTCCACGTACACGATCTGGTTCGGGATGCTCGAACGCTGTCGGAACCCGAAGAACAAGAGTTTTTGCCGCTATGGAGGGCGTGGGATTCGAGTGTGCGAGCGGTGGCACTCGTTCGAAAACTTTCTAGCCGACATGGGCGAAAGGCCACCCGGACTAACGATCGAGCGATCCAATAACGAGGGCAATTACGAACCCGGAAACTGTCGATGGGCGACATACAAGGAGCAGGCGAACAATCGACGTCGCAACGGGAGAATCCCGGCCCTGATCGCCTGTGGAGACCTATCCCTTTCGATCAATCAATGGGCTGAGCGCCTGGGCGTTAAGCCGGAAACAATCCGTAGTCGGCTCAAGAAGGGCTGGACCGAAGAGAGGGCAGTCACGGAGCCCCTGCATAAACATCTAACCAACAAAGGAAGGTTCAATCAATGACAGAAGGAAGAATCCCAACGCCGGCCGAAGTGATCAACGCGCGGCGCGTGATTGAGGGCGAACGGTCTGAGCTCATGTGCGTGCGTCCGGTGCGCCATCAGTTCGCCCGCGACATGCTCAAGAAGATGCGCAACAACCACTGGACCGAGGAAGAAGCGCCGCTCGGCGAAGATCAGAAGCAATGGATCAACGGCGACCTGTCCGAAGGTGAGCAGCGCGCCTACAAGTGCGTCCTGGCCGCGCTGAGCAACCTCGACGGCATCCAGCTCAACAACCTCACGAACAACATCAACCAGCACATCACGTCGCCGGAGATCAATCAGTGCCTCGTGCGCCAGGCGTGGGAAGAGGCGATGCACGTCGAGTCCTACGCGCACATGATCGAGTCGATGGGTTTCGAGCCCACCGAGGTCTATTTCATGTTCGAGCGCGACGGCATGCTGGCTGCCAAGAACGCGGCGATCCTCAAGCAGTCGCGCATCCTGGGCGAGGACTACTCCGCGGCGAACTTCGTGCGCGCGGTCGTGGCCAACATCGCGCTGGAAGGCATCTACTTCTACAACGGCTTCCTGCTGTTCTACACCCTGGCTCGCATGGGCAAGATGCAGGGCAGCGCCAAGATGGTGAAGTTCATCCAGCGCGACGAGGTGACCCACCTCGAGCTGTTCGTGAACATCTGGTATGCGATCCAGCGCGAGCGCCCGGAGCTGTTCACGGCCGAGCTGCTGGAGGACGCGCGCCAGATCCTGCGCAATGCCGTCGATATGGAAGCCGAGTGGGGCGCCTACTTCGTGCAGGGCGGCGTGCCCGGCATGAATGACCGCGTCTGCCGTGCCCATGTCGAGAATCTGGCCGACCTGCGCGCCAATTCGATCGGCCTGGGCACACTCTACGGCACGCGGAGCCCGGTGGCCTGGTTTGACGACTACAGCCGCGTCGACGGCACGTCGGAGAATTTCTTCGAAGGGAAGGTCACCGGCTACCTGAGCGGCGCGCTCGATTGGTAGCGACCGTCGTCCGACGATAGGAAAATACTATGCGGGTTGTAAGTCACCACTGATTTACAACTCGCATTTTTTTGCGCATCATAAGCGCTCTGAAACGAAACGAGCGCAAAGCCGCGCTCCCAAAGATAACTCAGCACTGACATAACAAGGAGAACAGCCTATGAGTCATTTCGTAGTAATCGTGGCCGGAGAAGACGTGGACGCCGCGCTCGCGCCGTTTCAGGAAAACAACATGGGTGACTGCCCTGCGGAATACCTGAAGTTCCACGATGAGACCGATGATGTCGTCGATGGTTACGAGAACGGCACCCGGTCAATGGTGCGCATGCCCGACGGCCGCGAGATCCCGCGCTACAGCGACGAGGTCTACAAGCCGGTCGACGATACGCTCTTCGCACGTCGCGAGCTGGTCCTGCCCGAAGGCGCGACCGAGATCGAGAAGCCGAACAAGGAAATCTACGGCTCGCTCGAAGAGTTCGCCCATGAGTATCACGGTTTCGACCCTCGTCAGATCGATGGCTACGACGAACCCCGCTTCGGCTACTTCGAGAATCCGAACGCAAAGTGGGATTGGTATCTCGTCGGCGGTCGCTGGACCGGCTACTTCAAGACCAAGCCCGGCGTGCAGAGCGGCAAGATCGGCCGCCCCGGACTTATGACCGAGCCGGCCGAGGAAGGCCGCGCCGACAGCCTGCGCAAGGGTGACATCGACTTCGAGGCGATGATGACCAAAGCCGGCGAAAAGGCTGCCGCTGAGTTCGATCGCGCCGCCGCCATCACCGACCTCAGCCAGCTGCCCTGCTGGGACGAAATCCGCGATCGGCACAACGAGACCGGCGGCGACATCGATACCGCACGGGACGAGCACAACAAGCACCCGGCGATCATAGCCCTGAAAGAACTGGACCAGGACCTGATCTGGGTCGCCGGGTCTTTGCGCAAGCACTTCTGCGCAGGCGATCGCGACGCCTTCATCGAGCGCGCCCGCAAGAAGGCCATCACTCCCTTCGCCCTGCTGGTCGACGGCGAGTGGATGGAGCAGGGCGAAATGGGCTGGTTCGGCTGCGTGAGCAACGAACAGGGCGCCGATGAATGGCACGACAAGGCATGGGCCGTGCTCGACGCTCTGGACGACGACACGATCCTGACCGCGATCGATTGTCACGTCTAACCGGCCACAGGACCAACCACACAGGGCGCGGCATACGGCCGCGCCCGTCAACGCAAGGAGAACCGATGTCCAAGGACTACACCCTGGTGGGATCGCAGACGATGGTGCGTGAAATGCACGAGATCGCCGGGCACCCGATCGCCAACCGCCCGACGCTCATGACCGAGCTTCGCATGACCCAGCGCGCCGACTACATCAAGTCGGAATTGGTGGAGCTGTTTCAGGCTATCGAGGCCGGCGACTTCGCCCAGTTCGTCGATGCGCTGGGCGACATCAAGTATTTCGTCGACGGCACGTTCGTCGAGGCCGGCGTCAACGGCAAGATCGTGACCGCCCGCATTCACGAGGCGAATCTCAGCAAGCTCTGGCCGGGCGGCATGACCGACGAGCAGATCGTCGACCATCTGGCCACCCACGAGCTCACGGTGGACGAGGTCTACTTCGAGCCGACCCCGATCCCCGGCAAGGCGATCTGCAAGCGCCGCGACAACCACAAGTGGGTGAAGGGGCCGGACTACGCCGAAGCCGACTTCTCGGACATGGCGATCGAGGCTGCCAAAAACGCAGCCGCGTCCGCGGCATAGGGGGGTGCCCATGAAAAAACTCATCATTGCGGCCTGCCTGGCTCTGCCGCTCCTGGCCGGCTGCGATACGGCTGCCACCGTTGCATCCCGAAACCTGTCCAAGGCCGGCGACGAGTTCGAGCTGAACCGCCGGATCGTCTTCTACAACGGCATCACCGACAAATACATGCTGGTAATCGAGGGGCGCTGCTCGATCGACATCGGCTCCAGCGTTTTGCGCGTGCTCTGCATGACGGAAAACGGCGAACTCAAGAAGCATCACCTGGGGCTGAGCGACAACGTGACCTACTTCTCGGAGCAGCTCGATTCTACGAAGGCCAGCACCTTCCACTACCGCGTGATCTTCAAGCCTCAATCGATCATCCCGAATATCGATCTGGAAACGAGCATCAGCGGCTAACAGCAAGGGGCACGTGCGCCGATGCGTGCGTGCCCGTCTGCCCGATTCAACAATAACTCCAACGCAACACGCAGGAGACGAAATGAGTAAGAAAGGCTCCAATCCCAACCCGCCGGAGGGCGCCCAACGCCCAGCTCCGCCGCCCGCGCCGCCGTATTTCGGCAGTATCCCGAAAAGCGTCATGCGCTGTCGCTGCGCCGACCCCGAAGCCCACGTGATCATTCACGTTCGCGGCGGCGTCGCGCAGGGCATCGAATCGAACCTGCCGGTGCAGGTCACGATCCTCGACTACGACACCGACGGCACGGACCCGAAAGAGCTGGTCCACGTGATCCATCCCGACTTGGAAAGCGACTACGCCGATGTCATGGAGCATTCGGCTAGCGCAAAGACCAGGGATTTCGACCTCTACCTGGCGCAAGCCATGAAGGAGCGCGGCGCCGATGAGTAGCCCCCACAACGCACTGTTCGCCGCCAGCGTAGCCAACGAGGCGGAATATCTGAACCTGCTCACCCGGGTGTTGCTGCATGGCGTCGAGAAGGACGATCGCACCGGCACCGGCACGATCAGCTACTTCGGCGCCCAGATGCGCTTCAACCTGGCGCGCGGCTTCCCGCTGCTGACCACCAAGAAGGTTCACCTGAAGTCGGTGATCCATGAGCTGCTGTGGTTCATCCGCGGCGACACCAATATCCGCTACCTGAAAGAAAACGGCGTGCGGATATGGGACGAGTGGGCCGACGAGAACGGGGATCTGGGGCCGGTGTACGGCTGGTCCTGGCGACGCTACGGCAAGCGGCCGGAAAGTGTGCCGCAGCCGACGCCCAAACTGCGGGAGGGTGTTGCCGCTACCTATCTCGGCGTAGCTAATGGCGCCGGCAAGTCCAAGCACGCTCTGGGTAAAACATGGGAAGGGATGGTCGCGCGCTGCTATGACATTCACTCGCCTAGCTACGCGAGATATGGCGCGCGCGGCGTTTCGGTTTGCAACCGCTGGTTGGAGTTCGCCGCATTCGCGGCGGACGCCGAGCGGCTGCCGGGATACTCGGACAAGGTAAAGTCTGATCGACGATACGTTCTCGATAAGGACTCCGCGGGTAACGGCTTCGTCTATGCCCCTGAACATTGTGTTTGGGTGACCGACGAAGCGAACGCGGGCTTTGGCGCGAACAAGCTCTACACGATCAAGGATGAAAACAGGTCGTATCAGTTCACCAACATAGCGGCTTTCTGCGAGCGCATGAATGCAGACGGCCGTGCCGTTGATGGTCGAAACCTGTCAGATCTCTGGGTCGACCCGAAGCTCGGTAAAAAACGATACGGGTTCGAGCTGGTATCCGTAGAAAACCTCAATGATGGGGTGGATCAGCTCGCCAACGTGATCGAGGGTCTCAAGACTAACCCCGATGGTCGCCGGCATATCGTTTCCGCATGGAATCCGGGGCAAGTGGAGCTGATGGCGCTGCCGCCGTGCCATCTGCTGTTCCAGTTCTACTCCCAGCCGCTGACCCTGGGTCACCGCTGCGAGCTGTATCGCCAGCAGTGGGGCGAGCCGAAGGGCGGCTGGGGCGGGCATGACGCGATGGACCGCGCCAACATCCCGCGCCGCGGACTCTCTTGCCAGCTCTATCAGCGCAGCGCCGACCTGTTCCTGGGCGTGCCGTTCAACATCGCCTCGTATGCGCTGCTGACCATGATGGTCGCGCGGGTGACCGGCCACGTGCCGCAGACCTTCGTCCACACCATCGGCGACGCCCATATCTATTCGAATCACCTCGAGCAGGTGCAAGAACAGCTCAGCCGTGAGCCCCGGCTGCCGCCCCGAATGGTGATCGCACCGCGCGCCACCATCGACGAGTTCGTCTACGACGACTTCGATCTCCAGGGCTACAACTCACACCCGAAAATCTCTGCGGAGGTAGCAATCTGATGGAAACCAAGCAAGACGTAATTCTGGCCCAGGTCGGTCATCGCATGGATGACCTGCGCAACAAGCACGGCGCACGTGGCCTGCGGCGCAGTGTCTGCGGCGGCGTCACGATCGAAGGCATCAACTTCGGCCAGCTCGCGCTCGAGGCGCTCGGCGTGCGGTTCGATCAGTCGATGGTCGTCACCGATCGCAACAACGGCATGTTCGGCCTGTTCTTCCACGCCGGCAACGAGGTCGCGCGGTGGAATCTGCCGAAAGCGGAGCTGACGATCTGCACCCGCCTCGACTCGGGCAATGAGCCCCTGCGCGTAGTGCGTCAGCGCCAGGACTTCGGCTACATCCCCGCCCACACGGGCGGCTCCGGCTGTGATGCCGTCCACACGGGCGGCTCCCACGCGACCGCATAGATAATTCACCACTGACTCAAAAGGAGATAACTATGGGCATAATCGCCCGGATCAAAGCACTCTACGCGCGGCGTCGGGAAGAGCGGCTGGCGGCCTTCATGGACGACCGCCTGGACGAAGTTCACGCGCGCTATACCGACACCCCGGAGCTGGACGAAGCCGACGACGAGGACAGCATCACCGATGGCTGGACGGCGCGGCGCATCGTCGAGGAATCGGAGCGCCGGCACCGCGAGGCCGAACGAGCGCGCCGCCGGCGGCTCGACGATGAAGACGAGGAGATGCGCTCAGCCAGCCTGTACGGGGCCGGCATGGGCTTCGGCATGGGTGGCGATGGCTTCGGCTGGGGCGGCCACGATGCGGGCGGCAGCAGCTTCTCCGGCGGCGGTGGCGACTTCGGCGGTGGTGGTGCCAGCGGCAGCTACTAGCCAGGGCTTGCAAACCGTTTGCTTTCGTCTAAAATGATAAGTCAGCGCTGAGTCAATAGGGGTTCAGCGCTGACCTCAAGGAGGGAATACATGCTCGGACTCACCGGCGCCCACCGCACGGGCAAAACCACACTCGCCAGGGCTTACGCGGAGCTGGCAGACATCCCGTTCATCGAAACCAATGTCGGCGCCATCGCGCAAGTCATGGGGATTCCTGTCGATCGGCCGATCCCGTTCGCATCTCGAATGTTGCTGCAACAGGCGTTGCTGGCGCACTTCACTGAGCTGTTCAAAGAGGCCGGCGGCGTGTTCATCAGCGACCGCACGCCGCTCGACCTGATCGCGTACACGCTCGCGGACGCCCGCAACTGCACGTCCGGCGTCATGGAAGTGATCGTGTCGAAATACGTCACCGCCTGTCTGAACCTGACCGACCGTTATTTCGGCGGCGTCTTGATCCTGCAGCCGGGCATACCGATCGCTGCCGAAGAGGGCAAGGCCGAGCCCAACACGGCCTACATGGCGCAGTTCAACGCTATCGTGCGTGGCGTCGCATTCGATCTGAATAGATGCCGAGCGATGCTCTGCCGGCCGTCGGTAACGGCGCTCGATCAGCGGGTCGAAATGCTCGACACCATGCGGCACAGCCTGCAGCAGGACGACATGGAGCTGGCGAAGGTGGCAGGGACGCACTGACCGTCACCTAAGCGTGATCAGCCGCTTCTAATCCAACAAAATCAGTCTACTACACAGCACAAAGGAGAAAAATATGGCCCGTAAATCCAAGAATCTCAGCGATAACCTGCGCAGTTCCATCAAGCGCGCGGCGCTGCAGGATGCGCCCGCCACGAAAGAGCGGGAGAAAGCCGGCCGCGACGTGAACAAGGCGGTAATCGCCCTTCGCGACATCTTGCTTGACGACCGGCTGGACGCCTTCAGATCGGTGCCCGAGGATTTCTTCGTGAGCCACGACGGCTTCCGCGTCTTTCTCACCAGCAGCGACCGTGAGGGCACCTACGTCAGGATGGACGGCAAGCGGCTGCGTCTTCCCGCCGCCTGGCTGAGGTCCGAGGGCGGTGACGGCGAGACCCTGAAAACCGCCAAGCAGCAGCGGGCATTCGAAGCCTATTCGAAGGCTGTCGGACGGTTGGTTGAATGCAAAAAGCAGATCGAACAGATCGATCGCGGGCTCTACGACCTGCTTCACGCCGTCAAGACGACGAGCCAGCTCCTGGCCCTGTGGCCGGAAGCAGAGCGCTTCATGCCGCCGGAGGACGCCCCGCCGACGGTCAATCTGCCGATGAAGGTGATCGACATCAACGCGATGCTCGGCATCACCAACAAGGCCGCATGAATACGATCCGCAAGCAGCAGCTCTCGCGACGTGAGGTCGAGGGTGCCAAGCGCACCCTCGAGAACGTCATCGCCGACATGATGCGCGCCGAGCGCGAGATCGAGCGCCTGGAAAAGCATCGCGACATTCTCTCCGAGGCGTTTGCGCGTCTCGCGGCGATGAACGATGCCGGCATCCCGGCTGACGTTCGCCTGTTGGTCGACGACACGATCGCCCGTATCGCAACCCAAATCGGGCCGAGTTACCGGCCCGGCACCAACGAGGAAGAATCCGAATGAGAGGGCCGTCTCCCAGCCAGGCGCATCAAATCCTAATGGATGGGTGCGTGCGCCTGGCTTCGATCTGTATCGGCGGCACCCGAGAAACCACCTCAGACGTGATCGACGACATCATCAATCGCCTGGGCTCGCTCAAAAGGCACCGGCCCGGCACCAACGAGGAAGAATCCGAATGAGTGCAACCGCGGAGTCGATGGACTTCCCGAGTTTCGAGGAAGAGTTGGATCGCAAGGCGATTGATACGCTCAAGCGCCTGTTCACCGACCACAAGCTGCGACGCATTTCGCGCGAAGAGGTGGTCTGTGGCGTTCAGGTCGTATGGTCGAGCGTCAGCGGCCTGTGTTCGGACAAGGTGCGCCGGATACTTGAGCAGGCGGCCGACACAGCCAGCCGGATGCCCGAAGAGCTCATCGGCATGCAGGTCTTTTCCAAGTCTGGCCACTACATCACGGCCTACTGGATGCCCGGAGACGAGGTGTTCCGCTACACGATCGACGGCGAGCACCGGCAGAAGGATTTTTCGGCCGAAGAACAACCGTATCTCGAAGCGGAGCAAGGTTATCGCAAGTTCATCGCCGAGATCGTCGGCCGCACCGGCTGGGTCAAGCTATGATCCTGGGTGGATTCGACCTCGAAACGACGGGGCTGGACTTCAACGACCATCGGATCATCGAGATTTCGCTGATCCTCTATCACTGGCCATCGCGGCGCGAGCTGCTGAACTTCACCCGGCGCATCTATCCGGGGCGCAGCATCGACCCGAAGGCGCAGGCCGTGCATCGCATCGCGCTCGAAGACCTCGAAGGCTGCCCGACGTTCGAGCAGATGGCCGAGCAGGTCAACAAGATTCTGGCGAAGTGCAATGTGCTGGTGGCCCATAACGCCATGTCGTTCGACGTGCCGTTCCTCGCAGCCGAGCTGAATCGGGTGAAGCAGCCGGTGCCGACGCACCTGAGTGTGGTCGACACCCTGGACTCGCGGTGGGCGACGCCGGACGGCAAGAAGCCGAAGCTCATGGAGCTGGCGTTCGCGCTCGGCGTCGACTATGACACCGAGCAGGCCCACGCTGCGGAGTACGACGTCAGGGTGATGATGGAGTGTCTCTTCCGGGGGATCGACATGGGGTTCTTTGCGCTGCCGAATCAAGAATCTGAGGACCACCAGGCCGCTTGAAGCGCACGCTGACAGCGGCTATTCTCTACTCGTGCTGAGTAGTGTGATTGCCGGCCCTTATGGGGCCGGCTTTTTTATGCCTGGCCTCTGCCGAATATAGACGCGCCGCTGCGGACGTTATCTAATAAATCGTCCATTCACAGCATAGGGGGCCACATGAAGAAAACCATCCTGATCACTGGCGCGCTGAGTGCCGGCATCATCTGCGGCAGCGCGCTGACCGCCTATGCCGTGACCCAGGGCGAGGCCGTGGATACGGCCAGCGATGTCAAAGAGCAGCCGTCGGTTCAAGCCGTCGCCTTTGACCAGCCGTCACCCGACGCACCCCAGCCGCTGCTGGCCGACTACGACCACCCATACTTCTCCGGCGCCGAGAATCTCTACGTCTGCCGCGTGTTCAGCGAGCACGCCGAAGAGGTCGCAGGCTTCATCAACGGCGGCATGAGCGAGGCCGAGATACGCGAGTATTACAAGACCGTGCCGGGCATCGAGCGGGCCAGCGCCAAGAACCTCGAGATGCGGGAAAACATGACGCGCGCCGTGTTCACGCTGCCGCGTCCGATCCGCTCCGACGAACTGCACGAGCGCGCCAATGATGCCTGCGCCGGGCAGCTGCTGGCCTGGGGCCTGTGGAGCAAGACCGAGCGTTACTAAAGCCGCTCCCAGCTATTGTCATGCCGTATCGGATCGCACATAATTCGATTCGAGTAATGACTCAGCACTGACTTACACGCAGGAGGTAAAATGAAAGAAGAAATCAGCCTCGACGACAACTTCGATCTGGACGCGGCGCTCAGCGAAATCGACGCCGCGGAAGACGCTCGTGGCGACATCGCCGACGAGATCGAAGCCATGCTCGCCGATTCCAGCGAGAACATGCAGACCCTCGAGAAGGCGATCGCCAGCGACGAAATGCGCCACGAGGTCTACGCCAAGCAGCTCGAAGACAACCCGGACGCACTCACCGAAGTCGCCGTCAAGTCGGAAGCGGCTGCTGCGCCGAAGGCGAAGCGCGCGCCCCGCGCGCCGGGTGCGACCGTCAGCGCGCGTGTCGGCGAACTCGTCAAGGACGGTCAGCTCACGCTTGTGGGGCCGCCGTTGGCAGGCGAGGGCGTGTTGGACCTCACGGCGCTGGATGATGCGGGCCGCCAGGAGCGCACCGCCATCTTGCTCGACCGGCTCAGCGATCTGCCGAAGAAGACCCAGGACAAGGCGGTCAATCTCGTGCAGCACCTGGTGTCCGGCGCGAAGCTCTCGCGCTACACCGAGCTCGCCATCGACACCGCGCTCGCGAAGGACAGCGGCATCGTCCACATGGTCGACCTCAAGCAGGTCTATGCGGACAACGGCTATCGGCCCGGCACCGCGAATGCCCAGGCGGGTCAGCTCAAGGGGCTGCTCGTGACGGTGGGCATGCTCAAGCCGACCGGCGTCCGGGGCGAGTTCACTATCGAGCGCGATCACCCGCTGACCCAGAAGCTGTCGCAGAAGGTGGCGGCATGAGCATGGACGACATCTTCGGCGAGCCGATCTTCACCTACTCTAGGGCGCAAGCCCTCGAGGATGGCGTCCTGAAAGACGTCACCGATGGCGCCGCTGCGATGGGCTTCAAGGTGCCGGTGGCAATCGCCATCAACTGCTGGAACGAGAACGTCGCCTGGCCGAGCGAGGAGCCGATGGAACGCCTGGGCTACGAGACCGCGCGCGAATACATACTGCTGCATGAGGCCATGCGCCACATGCTTGCGACCAGGGACAAGCCGGTTTCAGGCGACCTGGAGTTCGAGGTTCCGGCGCTGAGGTATCCGGACCAGGAGATTGAGCTTAACCGCGTGTTCGTGAACGTCGGCCCCGGCGACGAGGGCGAGGTAGTGGTCACGATAATGGCGTCCCAGGACCTGTAGTCGAACAGCCGCTTTGCGTCTGAAATAATAAGTAAACGCTGACTTAACAGGAGGTTACAACAATATGGGCTACACGCACTACTTCAGATGGCACAAGGCGCCCACCGACGAGCAGTGGGACGCGATCCGGGCCAAGTTCCTGCAATGCGCTCATCGCGCACCCGAGTTCACCGGCACGGCGGGCGGCTATCACGAGGAGGACCCGCTGGCTATCGACGCTCAAGGCGAAACCGAAGGCGTGTTCAAAGTGGCGTCGAAGAACAGCACGATAGAGCACACCTTCGTGAGCACCGAGTCGATGATTCTATTCAACGGCTGCGAACCTGCCGACGGCGGCGGTGAAGCCGATCTCGGCCACGAAACGATGCTCTTGGAGCGCACCTGCACGCCGGAAGACTGGCAGGAGGACGCCTTCAAGTCGGGCGAGGGGATCTTCAACTTCTGCAAGACCGCACGCAAGCCCTACGACCTGCTGGTCTGCGCGCTGCTGCTGGTCTGCGAGAACGAGGCACCCGGCTGCTGGACGATCAGATCGGATGGCGACTGGAGCGAGTGGAAGCAGGCGATCAACCTGGTGAACGAAATCTATGGCTTGAAAGGCGGCATCCGCACGCCGGAGGCGATCGATCCGGCATGAAGGTATTCGTCGTTTTCATCGCACTCACCATCCTTGCTCTCGACTTCCTGGGCTTCGGGGATTTTCTCGAAGCTCTCTACTAGGAGACCGTCATGGCCGAAAAAATCACCCTCGCTACGCTGCCCCAGGCCACCGCTCAGGCGGTCTTCGACCAGGCAGCGGAGCACCTCCTCACCCAGAACGCCAAGAGCCGAGAATCGGACGGGGCGGGACACAATCTTTGCCGATACCGGACGCTCGACGGACTGGCCTGCGCGGCGGGCTGCTTCGTCGCCGACAGCGAGTTGTGTCAGATTCAAGAGGGCAAGGTCTGGCCCACGCTGCATGCTCAAGGTCGCGTGCCAACTCAGCACGCCTCGCTGATTCACCGCCTGCAAATGGTTCACGACGCCAGTGAAGTTTGCGAATGGCCACAGAAACTGCGCGAGCTGGCGAGAGGGCAAGGGTTGCAGGCTAGTGTCGTTGATCGCTTCGAGCGGCCAGCATGACGCTGGCCAAGTTCAACGCAGCCTATGTCGCGGGTTCGCGCGCGCTGATCCGCTACCGCGACCCGCAGGGCTATCTGTTCAGCGGTTACATCAGCGAAGGCGTCAAGGGCAAGGGCGCGGAGGCGCACGTCATCACCGGCGCCTTCCGCATACCCCTGAGCTGGATCGACGAAGTGGAGGTGCGAGCATGATCGAACTCAACGGCAAGCGGTTCTACAACCAGGTCAAGCCGAAGGATGCCGATGTCATCGACCCGAAGGTGGTCGGCTCCTATCGGGCGTTCAAGCGCTCGATCAACCTCTACAACAGAGTCGGCGTGAAGATCGGCGTGATCAATCAATACGGCGTGCTGTGTCATGCCCAGCGTCGAGACGACGGCCGCTGGTGGTATTCGTTCGCCACGATCGACGAGATCGGCGAGTACGACAGCTATATGCAGTCGGTCGAAGAGGCGCAAAAGGCTTTGTCGGATCACGGCATCCGCCCGGCGCACGGATAAGCCGCGCGCCGATTCTGTAGTCACCGCTGACTTAGCGCGACAATGAATTATCGAAACAACAGGACACCCACATGAGTGAAATCGTCACCAGCGCCGATTGCATTGCCAGGACCGGACGGAAATACCCGCCGGGCTACGGCTTCGCCATCGATCAGATGCCCGGCGCCTGGGAGAACCGCTACCTGCTCCAGCGCGACGCCTTCGGGGTTGTCGCCAAGCAGTTCTTCAACGACATGACTCAGCCAGGGGATCTCGACGTGGCTCGATTCGTCGTCGCCTCCGAGACCGCCAAGGACGATTACGGGTGGATGATCGAATGCTGCCAGCTGATCTACAGCCGCATCGAGCAGGGCAAGGCTGACTGGAACATCGCGCACCAGATCAAGTCGATGCTCGGCAGATGCGGGCACCCCGATTTTCTCAGCAACTACACCCCGAGTCCGAGCCTGCCGGGGCTCGCCGGGCTGCGCACGCGCAGCAGCTTGCGCATGTATCCGGACGACCCTCGATTCAAGAAATCGCCGCTCGCCAAGAGCGCCTGAAGGAGACCTCATGAGTATCACCGCAAAGGACTGCATGGAACACACCGGGCGCCGCTATCCGCTGGGCTACGGCTTCTATATCGAAGCGATGCCAAAGGCGGGCGATGTCGCTCACCTGATCAAGATCGCGGCGGCCCAATGTGTCGCCTGGCATTACACGGACATGAGCGACCACATGCCCGACGACGACATCGCCCGCTTTGTCATGGCCTATGAAATGGCCAGCAGTATCGAAGACTGGCTCGTCGAAGGGTGCCAGCTCGTCGGGCAATGGGCGCTGCGCCCGGACCTCGATCCCTCGTTGACTCAGGTGCTGCATCGCGCCATGCGCTGTGCGGGTCATATCGGGTATCAGAAGTGATTCGCCTGATCGTTCTGCTGGCGATCGCGCTGGTGATGCTGTGGTGGCTCACCCGCAAGCCGCTGTTCGCCTACGACAAGCGCAACCCTTATCGCCGCTACTGCCGCCGTTGTGGACAGCAGCAGGACGCCTTCACCTGGGTCGGCGGCAAGCACACGTTCTGGCAGGCCCAGTTCCGCATCGAGGACGACACCTGCCCCTGCCACAACCACTGCCGAGACACCAACGGCTGGTAGCCGTTCAAGGAGGATTTATGCCCAAGCGCTTACTGCCCAACCTGCCCTCTGACGTGATCGAAGTCGCACTGGCCGATCTTGAGTTCGTCGAGGCCGATCCTCGTTATCGGATCGACATGAGCACCTGGCACGAGCCCTTGAGTGGAAACCACTGCGCGGTCTGCTTCGCCGGCGCCGTCATGGCCAAGACCCTCAAGTCCCCAGTGGGTAGCGACAAGCATCCCGGTAATTTCTCGGGCCGCACTGCTAAGCGCCTGGGGGCGCTGGATGACTTTCGATGCGGCGAGGTCGCTGACGGGCTGATGAATTTCGGCGTGGAGTGGACGCCCGAGCTAGCCAGTGAGTGGGATTTCCGCCCAACCCCTTACGCGGTAGACCCCGAAGAATTCAAGGCAGATATGCGAGACCTGGCGAAAAGACTGCGGGCGAAGGGCTTCTAGCGCCATCGCTATAAGTGCCGCGGACCCGATCCAATAATGATCCGATCAAGAACAAAGGAGCACGCCATGAAGTTGATCGAACCCTACAAAACCGAGCTCGTCGCCGCTCTCCGCAGCGGCGCCTACGAGCAGATCGACGGGCAGCTGCGCCGATTCGACCCTGACGACCGCACAGAGGTTATGGGCTATTGCTGCCTGGGTGTCCTGTGCGATCTCCATGCACAGAAAACCGGAAATACCTGGGACGGCATCAATTACCTGGACGGCGAGACCCTGCTGCCCGAATCGGTCGCGAGCGAGACGATGGTTCTCGAAGATGCCGACCGGAAGATAGCGGAGTTCCGAGATGACCCGGACTTCCACCTTGCGGGCGCACTCAACGAAGATCAGAGACGAGCGGCCATCACGATGTTCCACTTCCTGGGCAGAGACGACGACGTGACGTGCCTGACAAGGATGAACGATAGCGGCTTGAAGTTCACCCAGATAGCGGACTTCATCGAGGCGCACTGCTAGGCGACGGATTGCCATCGCTATCAACGCCACGCCCCGACTCAGTACTGATCCTGTCGCAAATCGCGACGACAACGGAATAACACCATGAACGAGATTCAAGTCAACAACCCCTCGCGCGAAGCCATGCTCGAAGCGCTGGGCACGGCGAGCGAAATCGCATTCGAGGGCGCCGACTGGCCCGGCGCACCGATCATCGCGGAGAACTTCCGCGGCATGATCCGCAAGCCGATCGAGAAAGCCAGCGTGGAAGTGCGGGACGAGGACGACGAGCGCATGCACGACCTCAAGCTGTGCAATCTCCAGGCTGCGATCAGCGCCTGCGAAACGCTGCTGGCGCTGTATCTGGACGCCCGCCACACCCAGCACATCGACACCGACTGGGTGTGCAGGGCGGGTGAAATCGCCTGCGAAGCGTTCGGCTGCAACACCGAAGGGGAGCCGCTGGCATGAGCGACACCAATCAGAAGAGCCGGCACGACGCCATGATCGTGGCGCTGGATACGGCAAGAGCGGTCACGTTCGAGGGCGCTGACTACCCCAATGCCCAGGCTATCGCCAACGACTTCGACAACATGATCCGTCGCCCGATCCGCGAGACGGTTCTCGAGAACACCGACATCGACGGCAACATCACCGCCACCTATGGGCTGCAGAGCCTGGCGGATGCCCTCGAAGCTGCACGGGCACTGGCGCGCGCCTATACGGAAGGGCGACATGGCGACGAGTTCGATCTGGACGCCGTCGCCGAAGCTGCGGAGATCGCGGTGCGCGCCTTCGGCTGCGACGCAAAAGGGGAGCCGCTGGCATGAGCAAGCGATACAACCACGCATTCACGCTCGCCTTCGAGCTGGTCAATGGCAGCAAAGAGGGCGAGATCACCGCAGACGAGGCGCGCCAAGCGATTCGGGACTGGCTCGACAAGAGCAACGACACCGAACTGCTGACCAATCTCGGCGCGCCTTTCGACACGATGGAGCAGGGCACATGAGCGTCATCGGCATCATCGTCCTCGCCGTCTGCCTCGCGGGTGTCGCCTGGATTGCGATCAGTTTTCTGGAGCGCCTGGCGATCTCGCGTAAGCCGTAAAAAAGTGTTGCAGGTAGTAAGTCAGCGCTGACATACTTTAATCGTCGCTAAAACAACGAGAGGACGACATGGCACTTCAGCACTTCGATCTTGACCTGAGCCCGAGCGAAAGCAGCAACGGCCGCTACTATTTCTCGGACGAGGATATGGACACGCTCTTTCCCGAGCACGACGACGCCGACGATCTCGGCAGCGGCGCACCCCTGTCGGACGACGCCGACTGGGCCAACTATTACGCGGAGGTCTGACTCATGGCTGACTTACTACCCTGGTTCTTCTGGGTCGCGGTGGTGATACTCGCCTTCATGGCCGCAGCGCTCCTTGCCGAAGAGTTCCGCGACTGCCGCTGTCGCGAGCGTCGCCTGAAATTCGAAGATCGCCGCAGACGCGAGCATCGTCACCCGCTGATCGGACGACCCGGACGATACGACCGCTGAACCAAACCCCGCCTCGCGCGGGGTTTTTTGTATCCGGCTTCAGCCGCGGTTCTGTCCGATGCGCGGATGCACTGAGCGCGTCGTATCGTCTTCGCAGGGCGAGCGCGTGTGAGCGCTTCTAAGCGACGGCAAAAGATAAGACATATCCGAGCATGGAGCGCTGGATTCGACGCAACGCCTCGCTTTGCCTTTCTTGTGGTGAAATCGCAAGGCGTTGAAATTAGCCGTAAAAATCTATTGCGCAGCCGCGTCGCCTCCACGAAACTATAGTTGTCGCAGGGAAATAAGCGACATAGAAAAACAGGCACGAAAGTGTCAATTCACACACAGCATGAGAGGTAACACCATGACGCAGAAGAATGAATACACCACCAAGTTCCGCAAGGTCATGAAGGACGCCATCAAGAGTCGTCTGAACACGGCGAAGGAAGCCCAGGCGCGCTTCGAGGCGCACGGCGACATGGAGGATGCGAAGCTCGTATCCGCCAGCAAGACCCACGCGAAGATGGCGGAGGTGCTGTTCAAGCTGCCGGACGATGCGATCGGCTGGTGCGAGAGCAACAACCTCGACCCGGTGAAGGTCGAAGCCGGTTCGCGCGAGTTCAAGAAGCGCTTGGCGATCGTGGCGTTCGCGAAGGGTCTCCGGCAGGCGGTGGCGGACAAGCCGCTGCGCGCAGTGATCGAGCTGATCGAGGCGAAGAAGCCGGCGACGCTGGACTACGCCAAGATCATGCGCGTCACCGGGCACAAGACGGCGACCCAGGCGAACTACATCAAGACCTTCTTCATGGAACTCGGCGGCGTCTCCAGCGTCCGGGGCCAGGGTATCGAGACCACGATGACCTTCGACTACGACAATCCGGCGATGGCTTCGATCGCCGAGAAGGGCAAGGAGGCAGTCGCCGCCTGACCCAACAAGGGGCGCTTCGGCGCCCCTTTCTTTCGTCCAGGCAGACGCCGCGGCGAGCACGAAATAGCCGCCGCCAGCTATTGCAGGCATAAGTCAGCGCTGACATAATCAACGCAGACAACAACAACAGAGGCTCAGCGTATGAAAAAACTGCCGAACATTCCGTCCGAACTGATCCGCGTGGCGTTGGCTGACCTGGGTGAGGTCGAGGAGGACCATCGCTACATCGTCAGCATGGACGACTATTACCACCAGAACACCGACTGGGAATTCCCGGGCACATGCACGGTTTGTTTCGCAGGGGCAGTGATGGCGCGCACGCTGAATTGGCCGTTTCACGTGAATGCTGTCCCGCAGGATTTCGGCGAAGATCGCCTGGCGCTCAAAGCTCTGGACGAACTGCGCAGGGGCGAAGTGCTCCAGACGGTCCTCCTTCTTTCTGATCCCGACAAGGATACATTCTCGGATTCTTACGACCAGCTCAAGTCGCACAATCTGGTGTGTGTCGAAGTGACCCCTCACAAGGATGATCCGGGCGCTTTCCGCGACGACATGAACCAGCTGGCGGATAGGCTCGAGGCGATCGGACTTTAGCCGCGCACCTTCGCGCGCAAAGCCAAGTCAGCGCTGACATGCTTTAAGCAGATCAACAAAACGGACTCAGCACATGAAGACCCTCCCCGAACCAACGCTTATTACCGAAGACGAATTCTGGGATGACTATCAGCCGATAGAGGTTGGCGGCGATCTATGCACCAACGATCGGGCGCTCGTCGAAACCTACCCGATCGACCGAGTCTGGACCGTCGTCGACGGCACGGACGACGGCTCCCTATATGCGGTGCCCCGCTATCACTGGGTCAATTGCGTGGGCTACGTGGTCACGCAAAAAGCCCGCGACAACGACGAAGTGGAAGCGGTGTATATGACAAATGACCCCGCGGAGGAAGAGTAGCCATGAAGAAATACAACCACGCCTATCAGATCGGCTTCTCGGTCGAGAGTCTGGACCCCAAGACCGCCTCAGCGCGAGCGATTCTCAACGGACTCGAGGCGCGCCTGCGCGACCTCAAGTCCTGCCCGCCGAGCGAAACGCACGAGGCGGTGGGTGACCCCTACGACACCTACGAGATCGAGCCGGAGCCGGAGGTCAACCCCTGGGGCGAGGACCCGGAGTTCTCGGTCGAGGACTGGCAGCTCGAAGTCACGAACAACGACACGCGGCGCGGCTACGTGGATTGGGTCAAGGCACAGCGGGAGTCAAACTCATGAGCGGCATGAAACTCTGGTCATCCACGATCGGGCCGGCTCGTTTCACGCCGCCCCTGGACCAATGGGACGTGCGCCTGATCATGCTGGCGAAGTCCGATGTCGGCGACAGCTGGCCCTATGCCAGAAAGCTCTGGGCTGAGCGCTGTGGCATGCCGGTCGAGGACGTGCGCCGCATGTATGTCGTGTCGCGCCTGGCGAAGATCGTGGATGAACACGCACTGGCGTCGATCGCCACGATGATCGACTACACCAACCCCTATCGCTTCTATCCGGCGCTGCCCAAGCAGGACAAGCCGCACGACGAGAGCTGGTATGCGGCCCTGATGACCGTGCTGCTGCTGGCGAGACGCGATCAATTCCCACCCGGCACGTTCAACGGTGCAAAACACTTCGAGCGTGACCCAGAACTGGCGGCACAGTCATGAACCGCGCCTTCATGATCGCCTATCGCAAGTGGCTCGACGAAGCGCTAGCGCAATACAACGAGCGCTTCGAGCCGCGCCCCTATCACCAGGAGACCGTGCCCGAAATCTACGAGCCTGGGGATCTGGTCGAGATTGCCGAAGACGGCACGGTCTATCCGCACAGCCGGGGCGGCACGAACTATATCCCGAACGTGGCTACGCCCTGGGAAGAATCCATCCACTACATCGAGGTGTAGCCATGAACTTCATCGAACGCACGCTGCTCAATGCCTATATCGAAGAGGCCGACAAGGAAGGTTTCGCGCCTCTCGAGGTAGACTACGGCGACGACGAGATTGTCCGGACGCCGACTCGAACCGAGATGGTGGAGGCCGTGGATGCGGTCGACATGGCGACGATCCGATTCCGCAACAAGTCTGGCGACCATTTGTGGGCCTGCTTCATCCTGGGCAACGGCGAAGACGCGATCAGCGATTACGGCGTCCGCCCCGACGGCTCGAGCGACCGCATCTTCGATGCCGCGCTCGAGGCGGTGCAGTAGCCATGAGTCGTACTCGCACCTTCACCGACCTGTGTGAGCATTCGGTCACGCTCGACGACCACGATGTCAGGCTGCTACAGCTCGCCTGCACCGCGATGGCGGCGAGTGAGCGTGAATCCAGCGCCATGAAGGTCTGGGCAGAAAAGCTCGAATGCGACCTCGAAGATGTGCATCTGGGCCAGGTCGTCCAACGGCTGGCTGAACTCGCTGGCGGGTTGCAGCTGGTCACGTTGGCGGAGTTGGTCGGGCTATTGAGCGGCCAATGGTTTCTGGACATTCATGCGCGAGGCAACGCAGACCTGGTGTCGCTGCTGTTCCAGTCGTTGTGCGGCCGGATCAACTATGCGAAACGCCTGCGGATGCCGCTGAGTTTGCTGGGTGAGATCGGATGAGCGCGCTGATCCTGGGCGCCAACAAAGCGAGCCACTGGCAGGCATCGGCCGTCACATCCGAGCGGGTGATCGTCCAGTTCCTGCGCTGCGGCTACTTCGGTCCCGCCGACATCACCCGCGTGGACACCTACACCGTGGACAGGCTCGGCGAGGTCACCACCCGGGCGAAGCACCCGCTGCCGGAATACGTCCGCCGCAAAGCGCTGGCGCTGCTGCGGCAAGCGCGCGCGGCTGATCCGACGATCCCCGCTGCCATCGCTCGCAGCCCCGCGCAGCGTTGCGGATAATAAAACTACAGCAATAACAAGGGACTGCAATGGAGAAGGTAGTAATCGACAAGGGCAACTTCCGCGGCTCGATCCTGACCGTCGTGCTCGACGACCAGATCCCCGTGAAGTATCGCGCCAATCCCGAATACGTCGAGCCCGTGCTCATGGAATGGGACGAGTATCTGGCGTTCAAGACGCAGTGGGAGCGCGACGCCTTCCTGGGTCCGGCGGTAGCCAGTAACGAGGAGCGCTTCGACTACGCGCTCAATGTGTTGCCGCCGATGCGCTGGCGCACGAACGACGGCATCGAGAGCTTCTGCATAGCCGAGTTCTACAGCGGCACGATGACCACCCAGCATGCAAAGGCGAACGGCATGTTCATCTCCAAGCCGGTGGACCTGGCGGACCCGAGCACCCTCATCACCCGCGACGACTTCGAGCAGGTCATCGCCGCTTCCGGAGGCAACTCATGAGCGATCAGTGGCGCGAAGTCACCAAGGACGAGTTCTACCGCGAGATCGGGCCACAGAACGTGACGCCTTACCCGACCGGCAACTTCCCTTACGTGTCGCTTTACAAGCTGCCGGATGGGCGCGTGTGCGGAAAGGCTGTGGACGGGAAACGACATGGCGATACGAAGTTCTATCTGCCCGACACTCGATTCGCCGCGGAGTCTGTTCGACAATAAGACATGGACAACACGAGGACACGTTCATGGCTGACGACAATCTGATACTCGAACACCTCAAGGCGATCCGTGCCGATCAGCAGGATGCGGCGAACCGTTTGGACCGGATCGAAACGCGGCTCTCGTCGATCGAGCACACCGTAGGCCACATCTATGCGGGCGCCGGTGACGATCGCGAAGCGATGCGCGCAATGGCACGTCGTATCGACCGGATCGAACGCCGGCTGGACCTGACGGAGTAAGCGGTGAGCGACAAGTGTATCGCCATCGTCGGACACAGACACCCGCTCGCGCACGTTGCGGCGCGACAAATTTCGGAGATATTGATGAGCCACTACGTTCTCAAGCGCACTGATCAGGGCGGCGGCTATGTCGCCGAGCCTGGTTCCAAAAGCAGCTACACCAACAACGTCGCGCGGGCTCGGAAGTTTCGCTCGAAAGAAGAGGCGGAAGCCGAGCGCTGCGTCGAAAACGAAGTGATCGTGCCGCTGGGCCACGAAATCGGAATCGACCCATGAGCGGCGAATACGACGGTTCCTACGTCGAGAACCACTGCGAGTTCTGCGGCGAATACGAATCGGAATGCCTGTGCGAGGAAGAGCAGGGCACCGAGCTCCCGAACTGCTACGACTGCGGCGTGTCCGCCGGCCAACCGCATCAAGACGGCTGCGACATTGAGCGGTGCTCCTCCTGTGGCGATCAGCGGCTGCAGTGTGCCTGCGAGGATCACGACCCCGCCTTCTCGCGCTGGAGCGGCTTCTGGCCGGGTGAGCTGGAATCCAAGGCGCTCGGTATCGACCTGAGCGAGTTTCGCATGCAGGGGTTCGCGCAGGTGCTCTTCGTCAAGCCGCGCGCCGTTGCTGGAAGCCCCGCGGACCCGGACTGATACTGGAATCTCGAAAACAACACGGACTCAGCACATGAAGCCCATCAAATTCTTCACCGACGACATCGAGATCGTGCCGCACAGCGCGACCGACGCCGCGCACCTGAACCGCCGCGTCTCGATCAACGAGTTCGCCCAGGGTCACCCGGTCGCGCTCTACGAGACAGACGACGGCGAGCTGCTGTGCCAGCGCCGTCCGTTCGGAAAGCACGAGCAGTGCCCTGCGTTTATCGAAGGGCCAGGCGCATGAGCACCACAACCGTATATCTGGTCCTCCAGCAGGGCGGCAACGCCAGCGAGCAATACACCGGCGTCGACTGGGCGGCCCTGCGCACGCAGCTGACCGAGCTGATCGAGGCCATCTACGAGGACGGCGACTACTGATGCGCACCATGCTGCTCACGATCGGCGGCTACGCCCTGTTCATCATCGGCATCGGCATGCTGATCGACTGGCAACCCATCGGGCTGCGCGAGATCGGCGGCATCATCTGTATCACGATCGCCGGCGCCGTCCTCGACCAGCGATACCAGCCGCTCGGCCGGCGGGTCAGGTCATGAGCGACCACCCGTTCCAGGTCTGGCTACTCAATCGCGGCTGGATCAGTCGCGATCACTTCATGGTTGCCTTCCCGGCCATCAAGACACCGTAGCCCGCTTTCGCTATGATGCAGCGGCAACCCACCGCGGTATCATCATGCGCACCACCCTCGACCTCGCCCAGGCTGAAATCCTTCGCCACCGCCATCGCGAAATCCGCGACCGGATCGAGCGCTACAACCGCGAACTGCGCCAGCTCCAGGCCAAACCCCGTAGCCCCGCGCTGCTGCTGATCGAAGCCCCGTATGACCCGAGTTGACCCCCACAGCCCCAGCCTTATACCGCACGTTATAACCGCAAAATGCTAAACGATTGAATCCCGGTCAAATCCAGATCACGCGAACCCGCAAACAAGCGCCACAAAACCCAACCACCCGTCAACGCACAAAATCCCGCAAACGCCAAGCGAAAGACACACAGAAAGCCCAGGCCCGGATCGTTGACAAACCCCCGGATCGATACGCAAAGCAGCACGCTCTGACCTATGCGCGATGCAAACAGCGATATAGCATCCACGAACCACGTCATTCCAGCGCATCCAGCGCTCCTTCCCGCTGCGATCGTCCATAGAGACGTACACGCATACAGGATAAGCACTCCCGTGTCTTAGAGACGCTCTCAGCGCGTCACTCCCATAGCACAAACAGACACGGTTACTCCCCCATAGGCCATAGGTCCCTCGAGTACAGGCATAAAGGAGACCGTCCCCGGATTGCTCAGCGCTGAGTGTAGGTTCCTAACGCTTGGCGCATAGGGCTAGGGTCGTGGGGCTTAGCGCTGGGTGAAGGGGAAAGGACCGTGCCGCTAGGTTACAGCGTGCTGCCACGGCATATATTTCCGGCGCCCCGGAAACCCTTGGGCAAAAACCCCGCTCCCAGCGCTTGCGCGCCTGATTCGCCTTCTGCATAATCAAACTTCACTCAGCACTGACTTAACTCCAAAGGACCAAGCCATGAAGAACAAGACCCCCAGCGCCAACGACCAGATCATGCAGTTCATCTCCGAGCAGGCACCGGCACGGGCTCAGCGCCTGACCACCAGCCCCGTGCGTCAGACCGCGCGCACTGCCGAACGCACCAATGGCCGTGCATTCCGCGCTCAGCGCAATGCCCTGCGTGCCCAGTCCGCGCGCCACCAGCTTCAGGACGGCGTGTCCGCTTTCTACTCCGGGCACTAGAACGTATAGCGCCACAGGCCCGGACACCATGCCGGGCCTGTCTTTTGTGGATAGAGCGCCGCGGCAACCCCACGGGATACGGGGCCACGGGTCAAAGGGATACGGCCAGGGTTATCAAAGGGTGGCTCGAGGCGGGGATGGACGGGGCAGGGTGGCGAGCGCTCGGTCAGGGTCCAAATACGCTCGATTCATCTTATCGCACGGCAGACGGCGTTGAAAGCAACGGCAACGGTGAAGGAACTGCCACGGCAGGCGCCCCACGGGATCGAACCACGGGCTTTGTTGTACGACCGCGGCGGATGCCTTGTGGGATAAAGCCGCGGCGGGGACGCCACGGCAGTTATCTGCGCCTTCGAGCGTCTTTTTCCCCGGGTCGGATTTTTCGGGGCTTGAGAAAACGCCTGCTGCCGAGTGTTTATGCGCCAGGAAGCCTGACAAATAATGGAATCTCCAAAACGAGGACGAATACATGAAAGACGACCAGAACATCGACCCGCGCATCCTCGATGGCGCGGACCTGCTCGACAAGAAGAAGCCCGGCTGGTGGCACAAGATCGACCTGGAGGCACTGGACCAGAGAGACGAAAGCCGCTGCGTTCTGGGTCAGCTTTACGGCAACTACCACAAGGGACTTCGTGCCCTGGCGCTGTATCAGGGGCAAGCGGTCGATCACGGCTTCAACTCGCGCATTTTTAGCCACGCCGGCGACACCGATGCCTGGCACGCCCTGATCGAGGCCCGCCGGGCAGTCGATGACGCCCCGCAGACCGTGCCGACGGACTACACCGTGCAGCTGACGCTCAAGGAGCTGGCGCTGATCACGGGGCTGCTCGGGCATGCACGGGGCGAGCTGTCCAAGTCGCTCTTCGGTCGCCTGCGCCCGATGATCCCGGAGACCGCCTCTCATGCGGCTTACGAGGCGATCAGGATCGAGGGGCGCTACCTGGTCGCCCAGGATTTCGACCCCGACCCCATGAGCGTGGTAGAGGCCCGTGAGATCGGTCGCCGGATCATGGGTTGGAGCACCCTCAACAGTGACGAGAAGCGCGCCCTGGCTGTGCTGACGGGGGACGCATGAGCAGCCCCAAAGCCACGCTCACCGCGGACGAGATCGTGAATGAGATCGAAGAGCGGATTGCCCACCACAAGGCGAAGCTGGTCGCGCACCGACGCATGATTGGCGACCTGGGTCCGATTGTGCGCCACCGAGAGGATGCCGCGATCGTTGCCCTGCGCCGCCTGCTCAAGGAGATCACCACCTAGACGGTTCCTCGATTCCCGGCCACAGGGGCACGCGCATAAGCCGTGCCCCGAGTGTTTGCGTGCCGCGGAGCCTGCACAACAATAGAACTGTCGCAAACAGCGACGACTCAACAGGACACTGCCATGAACGAACAAGCCCAGAAGCTCCAGATCAGCCTTGCTGCTGCCGACGAGATCGCCTTCGACGGTCTGCCGGACGATCCCGATTACGATGACGTTCAAGCCTGGGGCGCAGACTTCAGACGCCTGGTCAAGCAGCCGATCGACGATCATGCCCAGATCAAGTTCAACGGGCAGGAGATCAGCCTGGTGGATCTGCGGGCAGCCCTGGAGTGCGCGGTGCTGATGCTGGACAAGCAGGCGCTGATCATTGGTAGTTACGGCATGACCGACGAGCAAATGGCACAGCATCTCCAGATTCGCCGTCAGGCGCTCGAAAAAGCTCGCCAAGCCTTCGGTCTCGACGACCGCCTCGAGCCCATCGAATAAGCCCCAGGCCCCGTTGGTGAACGACGGGGCCTATTTATATAAGGCAGCCGCCTTGGCGTTTCACCACGGCCATAGATATAAGGCGGCTCAGATCAAGACCGAGCCCCGTGGCGACCGGGTCGCCATGGCAGATACGGGTGCGGCACGCCATGGCTGACCATGGCTTACTCCCCATGACGACCGGGCAGCCATGGCTCGCTCCCCATGGCTGTTTTGTGCCAATACAGCCGTTTTCGACTGTTTCGGGGAAGCAAAAGTGCCGCGTGCCGTGTGTCGAAGTGCCGTGCTGCCGCGGCACGCTGGACACAGCCATGGCTGGATACGACTGCACGCTCCTGGTGAATCGAAAATAATTTTCGCCGTTGCTGTGCATTAAGTCAGCGCTGAGCTATTATTCAGTTGTCAGCACAATCGCTGATAACAACGAAAAGAGCTATGAACACACAAAACACAGCACGCGACAAAAGCATCATCGAGCACTACAGCGCATTCAACGACAGCATCTATGCGCAGATCACGGACACGCTCAAGGACGCAACGCAATCTTTCACGATCAGCGAAGACAGCGAAGACAAAGCGTTCAGTTACGACCACGGAGCGCTCAGCGATCCATTCGTTGGCATCATCAACGGACAGTTCTCTGTCGAACTGCTCGCGCTCGACGTCGAACTGCGCGAATTCACGCACGTCGCGCTCTATGCAGACTTCGACGCAGGGGCTATTCGGAAAAGCGTGTGGGAATGAGCATTAAGAGAGATCTGGCTGAGTGTGGAATGCACTCTCAAAAAAGGAGTTTGAAATGGGAAATCACACGGCAGGTCTAGCAATGGGCAAAGCCACAGAGATGGCTTTAGAAATGCGGACAGATCAAAAGGCGCTATACCTGCTCGACAAGATTTGCGAGCCGTGGCGTGGATGCGACGCGGAATTTGAAGGGGAAGACCCTAACCGGCCGGGTTATGTGCACCCCGATTACAGCAACTACACCGATCCGAACGGCCCGATGGGGCTGCTGATTATTGAGGCGTTTGGTGACCCTGATCGCGACTATATGCGCGGATGGCCAGAAGACGAAGATGCAGTCGATCAATGGTGGGACGGTCCATACGGTAGATTCCGAGCGCGCTATGAGTTTTGTTGATTCAACTCAAAGCCTAATGCGCAAGCCTCGACTGACAGTTGGTGCAAATCCGTATTTCGCTAATCTGATGGCCCGGCACCAACCCTGCCAAAAGACTGGCTTCAGCGTTTCTCAAGTCCATGTGGTTGAACTGCCCAAGGCACGAATCGCATTGAGCCGCGAGCATAGCGCGCAGATAGCGAGCGCTCATGCGATTGATCGAACTGACACGCATCGGAGTCTAGCGATTGAGCGCAGCGGATCACCGCTGCGCTTTTGTGTTGTGTCCTAGCCACGGCGACCCACGGCGACCCATGGCAACACGGTTCGCCTAACCCCGGCCACGCGCGTGTACGGTTCGCCTAACCCCGGCCACGCGCGTGTGTGGTGAATGATCGCCGATCGTTGGAGTGCCGTGTGCTGGATTCGATAATGATCTACGTCAGCGCTAGGACTGACGCACAACGAGAAAACCCATGAGTGAAAACATCATTGCGCAATTCACCGAATCGAGCGAATCGATCATGCTGATCGAGCAGTCTCAGGACGGACAGACGCAATTCCGCGTGGACTGTCACAGAGATGGCGCGCTGCATCAGACGCGGCCATGTCGGACGCGCAGCGAAGCGGAAGCGCGATTCGTTTCGCTGATCGCGACCCCGATGATTCAGGACGCGCTCACCGACGACCAGGACGACAATGAGGAGCGCGCAGCGCACGCTTTTCTGGATCGCGTGTTCAAGGAGTTCATGCACCCATAACCCCAGGACGCTGCGCGCCCCGCAGCGTTCTTTTGTCGCCGTCCCAGCCGCGGCCCTATGGCTTGCCGCGGCCCCTATAGGGATCGGCTCGGCCTATACATATAAGGCGGCCCCTATGGCACCGCGGCGGCCCATAGGTATAAGGCGGCTCAGATCATGCCCGCGGCGCTGTGGCCAAGGGCCGTGCCGCGGCGCCTGCCGTTCGCCGCACGCCAGGCCGTGCCATCCGCCGTGCCGCCGAAAATCGTCTGCATAGTGCAGCTATTGTGCATGTATAGTACAACTATTATGCGTGCATCCTACACGAAAATCGCTGTATCACGCAGCGAAAATAAATCACTGCCGATCGTTGACGCCGCGCGCGGACTATGAGCACGCGCGCAGGAATCTGGATCATGCTTTGCAGGATTGTGCAAGAAAAATATTTACAAAAATAAATTGACACTATCTTGAAAAGTGTGCTACTCGCGCGCGCTCGCGCGTGTTTGAAGGAATAGAACAGCGATAGTTTTGCACTATCGTTTTTCGAACGACGATAGAAAACAATGCAAAATATTTTTCAGAAAAACGTGCACAAGCGCAAAAAGTGTGTATAGTTTGAATTGTGGAAAGCATCCACGCACACTACAAAGGAAGCACGATCATGGATAGCACGAACAACAACAGCACGAACGTTTTTGTCTCGAACGCTCGCGAAGCATTCGCAAGTGTCCGCGCTGAGTTCGAAGCGACGCGCGACAAGCATGCAGCGCTCCAGACTCCGGAGGACAACGCGCTCGCAAAGACTGCGGATACGCATGCTCAGTATATCGCACGCATGGAAAAGTGCAGCGATGAAGCGCTCGCGACAATGGAGACTTTCGCGATCAATCCGACGCATGTCGCGCGTCAATCACGCGAGTTTCTGAAGCGCTTCACAAGCATGATGACAGCGTTGTCTGTCAATGCGACGCTCGCGAGCGTGAAGGACAACGCAGCAGACGCTGCACTGCACTATATCAAAGCGAAGCATAGTCAGAAAACGTTCAGCAATCGCGAGATTCAAGCGCAGATGAATCACGTGACGGACACGCAAGCGATCTACTTTATGAATATGCTGAAGCTGCTCGGATGCGTCACGGAACAGAAAACGGACAAAGACGCGAAGCGTCGCACGTGGACGCTCGACAGAAAGCATCCGTTCATCGTCGCTCTAGTCGCGCTGTATAAGTAAATCAGCGCTGAGTCACAAAGCGCGCTCATTTGAGCGCGCTTTTTTGTGCAAAAAAAGTTTGCCAAGATGCGCACAAGCATAAACAGTGTGCTAATATTAAATCGTGCAATATCGCATGACACTAAAACAATCAGCACAATGAAACTAATCAGCATGAATCCGCAAGCAATACATAAAGCATTCGATAGCGCGGACGTGGACGCGATGCGCGTTTATCTGAAGCTTTCCGCGAATCGATCCAGCGAATCGCGACGCGCAGATGATCGCGCGTTCATCGACGCATGCAAGCGCTCGATTCGCTACATGAACAAGCGCACGCATCGCATGAGCATGGACGCGATCCAGCGCGCTCAGCGCGCGATCCGTGCACACAAGATGCTCATGCTCGAACTAGAAGCGCTCTAGTAGTAGAGCGCAGCACACAGCGTGCTAGTCTCACGACTAGCGCGCTTTTTTTGTGCACTGCATTCCTGCATGTAACACACAAGCACATGAATGCGCGCTACATACAGATGGATGACTGTGTGTAGCATACAAGCAAAGTCTTAGATGTAGCATACATCTATCGCTACGCCCAGCCGCCGTATTTTTCCAGGGGTGAGACCAGCCTTGCACAGGAGCGGCGGACCCCGGAGACAAGCCTTGCACAGGCACGCCCCCAGCACCCAGCACCCAGCACCCAGCCCCCAGCACCCAGCCCCCAGCACCCACAGCCTTGCACCACCGCCCACGCCCACGCCCCAGCACCCAGCCCTGAGCCCGTAGAACGTACTCGCTGAGGGTCTAGGGGTGACGGGGTCGAGGGGTAGGGGTCTATTGCCCGAAAATCCGAGCGGGAAGAGGGTCAGGGAACGCGATCTCGACCCAGGCCGTACAGGGATAGCGCAGACCGCCGAGAAGACCAGCAGGGGCGCCTGGCGGCGCCCCGCTGGCAAGGCGTGAGCGCCACCTGGTTCGAGGGATGCGAAGGAAGGAAGGCGCCCACGTGCCCAGCATAGCGACGTGCGATCGGTAGCGTAAAGTCAGGCGCGCTTGAGGAAGGGGTAGCGTTTGGGCAGGAACTGCTCGTGCCCGCAGTAATCGCACTTGTGCTGGTGCCGGGGCGGCACGGTCAGACCCAGCATGCCGGTGGGCCGGTAGTGGCCCCGCCCGCAGTCGTCGCAGGTGAAGTCCACGCGCACTGCCGGCACCGGCTGCTGGATCTCGGGCATCAGATTTTGCCCTGGCGGCGCAGCTCGCGGATCTTGGCGAGGTCGGCCTGGACCTTCGGGCTGGCGAGCAGGGTGGCCCGGGGCAGCCGGGCGCTGCCGTCGGGGTGATGCTCGACACCGTTGGCGTCGGTCCAGACGCGATCGGGCCGCCCGAGCCACATCCCGAGCACGATCAGCGCCGTAACCAGCAGTATGACGAAGCTCATCGGTTGCTGCCGCGACCATCGCGCCCGAGATAGAAGACGGCGACCACGATCAGGGAAAGGATGGCCCACACGATAATGCCGTTCATTGGTAGCCCCGACGCGAATCGAGGATGACGCCAGCCGTCGACAGCACCCAGGCCAGGCCCCAGCAGCCGACCACGACGCTCAGGGGCAGCTCGAGGCCGCGATGATGGGCCAGGATCGCGATCGCAGCGAATCCGATCAGCGACAGCGCGCCGAGCGCGTACAGGATCATCGGGAAGAGACGGCTCATGTGCGTTTGCCCTTGAAGTCGAGCACGAGACATTTCTGGGCGCCGGCAGTGCGGGCAGGCGTCTCGCGGTGCTTGGCCACGCCGGAGGCGGCGGCGCGCACGCTGATCCAGCGCGGACGGGCCACCTCGACGTCGTTGAAGCGCGAGACGGAGTGACCGGGCGTGACCACGCGCAGATCGCCCTGTTCGGCGCGCACCCGCTGCAGCTGGGTGATCAGGTCGGTGATCGTCAGCCCGCCCTCGAGATCGGGGTTGACTGCCGAGCGGGCGACGCCCTGGGCCAGGATCGTGCGTCCGCGGTCGGTGATGGCATAGCGGTTGGGGTCGGTGACGCGGCGCTTTTGCTCGCGCACGACCCAGCGATGCGTGCGCAGATGCCAGATTGCACTGGCGCCGGACGTGAAGTGGCGCCCGGTGTCGCTCATGATGTCGCGCAGCCGCCAGAAGCCGGCATGCACGTCGAGGAAATTCAGGATATGGGCCTGGGGCGCTGTGAGTGTTTTGCTTGTGGCCATTCGATGGGCTCCCCCTAGTAGAGATTCTCGGAGTAGAGCGTGCCGGGGCGCTCCACGTGGCGAATGATCTGGTGCGCGGCCTTAGCCACGATCCAGGCGTCCTCGCGGGTGAGGAACTGGCCCCACTGATCGATGAAGCCCTGCTCTTCGAACAGGCCGACGTCGTCGCCGGCATAGTTCATCGTGTCGATCTGGGCCTTCATGATCGGGTCGAAGTGACGCGGGCCGACGATCAGACGCCCCTTGTCGCTGCGACAGGCGGCACATACGACGCGGCGCTGGGGGCGCTGGTCTTCGGGCATCCAGTCCGGGTAGGTGTGCAGCACGCGCTCGCGGTGGGCGAGGATCGGGCGCAGGCGCAGGGCTTCGGTTTCGGCGCAGGTTCGACAGCGCAGCGCGCGCTTGTCGCCGGTGAACACGCTTCCGCAGGCGCAGGTGATGAAGTGGTTGCCGTCGGCGAAGCCCGCGCCGCGGAGCTCCTCGACGGTGACGGTCTCAGCGCTGCACACGTTGACCGTCCTCCAGCAGGGCGCGCACATGGGCCAGGTCCTGCTCGAGTTCGAGGGCGAGCTCGCGCTGGACCAAAGCCTTCATGCGGGCCTGCTCGCTGCGCAGCAGGCAGAGCTGGTTGGCCTGCATGCGCAGCAGGTCGATGCGGTTCTCGATACGCAGCAGAGCGGCGTTGAAGTAGGCGCGCATCTCAGGCTCCACAGTGATAGCCGTGCCCGGAACCGTCGAGGTCCCAGGTGCGTGCCCGGTTGATGGCCATTTTCTTGTCGATCTCGGCCTGGAGCGTGGTGCCGTAGTGCAGCTCAAGGTCAATCAGCCAGTCGACACACACGTCGATCTCGACCCGTGCGGTCTCCGGGCGATCGTTGACGACGCTTTTGATCGCGTCACTTAGGGCGCTGTTGGCGAGCACTGCCAACCGAATCGGGGTAAGCCCGAAGTAGATCGAGCCCTTGCCGGCGCCAAAACGGACTTCCAGGTCGAGGCGCTTTGCCGCGCGGCACAGGATGATCGCGATGTCCGCGGCCTCCTCGGGCGCCTTGTCGGGGTTCAGCTCGATCGCGACCAGCAGCTCGGTCATCTCCTCGTTCGCCCGCGTGAGGATGCGAAACAGCGATTTGGCGGTGCCGAAGCTGTCCTGTGCCCACTGGCAGATGGATTCTTGGGTTTCGCTCATGAGCGGGCACCCGTTTTGCTGCGTGAGCGCATTTCGTCACGCAAGACAGTGCCGACATTGCGCTTGATTGCCTGCTCAAGCGGGCTCGTCGTGGGCTGCTTGCCCGCGCGCTCGAACAGGTCGCGTCGAAACTGGGCGGCCAGGGCTTCGATCGCCTGGACGTCCAGGTCGCGCACCGGGATCTTTTCGTCGCCGCGCATGCTGTCGCCGCGATCTTCGTCGCCCGAGATCAGGGTGACGTAGTTGGGCACCGTGATGGGGCGGATCTTGAGCCGCGCGTAAATGGCGCTCATTGGGCGCTGTCGAAGGTCGCGTTCTGATCCGCGTCCCACGCCTCGACCTGGGCCACCGCCATAGCGATGCCCTTGATCAGGTTCCGCCGCGCGTCCTCGAGCTTCAGGGTCTCGATCGGGAAGGGCCACAGAGCCTTGAGCGCACGCGGGGAGAGCGGCGAAAGCTGCTGCTGACCGACGCCGGCCATGATGTAGGCGCCCGCGCCACGCGCCAGTTCGGCATTGACGTAGCGCGCGTCGCGCGCGTCGCGCTCGACGCCGCCGAACTTGGCGATCTGCTTTTCGCGCTCGGCGCGGATTTCATCGAGAATCTTTTCCATTGGCTACCCCTTCACGTTGACGATCTGACGCAGCCGATAGACGACTTCGATCAGGTCTGATTGCGCGGCCATGACCGCATTGATGTCCTTGTAGGCGGCGGGCGATTCGTCGAGCACGCCGGCATCCAGCCGGGCCTCGATGCCGGTCATCGCCTTCGCGTGGTCCTCGAGCGAGATCGCGCGCTTGGCAGCACCGCGACTCATCGCGCGGCCGGCGCCGTGCGAGCAGCTGCAGAAGCTCTCGGGGTTGCCCTTGCCACGCACGATGAAGCTGCCGGTGCCCATCGAACCAGGGATGATCCCCAGGTCGTTCTCCCGAGCGCGCACGGCGCCCTTGCGGGTCACATAGACGTTCTCGCCGTAGTGGTTCTCCAGCGCGACGTAATTGTGGTGGCAATTTATTGCTTGCTCCGTGAGCACGAAGGGCGGCAAGTGCTTGCGCAGCGCTTCCAGCGTGCGATCGAGCATGACGTCACGCGATGCACGCGCGAAGTCCTGCGCGAGCTGCAGCGCGCTCCAGTAGTCCGCGAACAGCGGGACGCCCTCCGGCAGATAGGCCAGATCGCGATCGGGCAGCTCGATGTGCATCTGCGCCATCAGCTCCTTGGCCTGGTCGATGAAGTAGCTGCCGATGCGATTGCCCAGGCCGCGCGAGCCGGAATGCAGCATCACCCAGACGCGGTCGTCCTCGTCGAGACAGACCTCGATGAAGTGGTTGCCGCCGCCGAGCGTGCCCAGCTGATCCGCGGTCGCCTTCGACGACGCATGCCGGTGCTTGTCGAGCAGCGCCTTGTAGGGCTGCTCGAAACGATCGCGCCAGAGCCGGGCCACGCTGTTGGGCGTGCCGTAGCGCCCGGCTTCCTTCCAGGAGCCCTTGACGCCCGGGCCGCCGTGCGGAATGGCGTGCTCGATCTCGGCACGCACGGCCCGCATGGACTCGGGCAGGTCGGCGGCCGACAGCGAGGTGCGCACGGCGCACATGCCGCAGCCGATGTCGACACCCACCGCCGCCGGCACGATCGCCTTGCGGGTCGGGATCACCGAGCCGACCGTCGCGCCCTTGCCGAAGTGGACGTCGGGCATGACCGCGACGTGCTTATGGATGAAGGGCAGGTTGGCGATGTTGCGCAGCTGCTGCTGCGCCTCGTGTTCGACGACGACGCCGTTGGTCCAGCCCTTGATCGGGTGACGGGCGCTGCCGTCGTAGATGTAGTGCTGGGTGCTCATTCGTAGCCCGCCATGTCCACTTCGACGAGCGCCTCGCTGGGCTCGAGCATTTCGGGTTTGGGGACGTAGATCAGGGTGGGGTCCGCCTCGCCCTCGCGGCGGTGATAGCCGATGAAGCGGCCCGGCGCGCTGTCGATGTATTGCCAGATCCATTCCAGGAAGGCGGGCAACTTCTCTTCGGTGCGGAAATTGCAATGCACCGACAGGGCGTAGCGTCCGCTGGCGTTGCGCTGCTCGATACGGCTGTAGGTAATGCCAGCAAACAGGGCCGAATCCGACTGAAGCATCGAATCCCAGCCCGGAATCTGGAACAGGGCATGGTCCGGCTTGCGGATCGGATCGTTGGACTGGCCAGTCATGCGCTTGATCGTGTCGATCACGTCCGTGGGCGTGTCAGCGGATAACATGGCGGTGAGGTGTAGCTCGGTATACATCAGTTCTCCTGCATTATTAGTGATTTATCGGAAAGTGTGCAGTTTCAGCTTTAACACAATTAAAATTGAGCTTACCGAGCGTCCATAACTTGCTGATTGAAGGAATCTAATACGAACGTCTATAAGGACGCGCGATCGGATTTATTCGCTCAATACTGAGCTATTATCGCGCAATGTGAAGATAAATCCAGTGCTGGGGATGGATTATTTCGTGGGATGGAACTCGACCTCGTAGCCGAGCGTCATTGCCGCAAAAGTCAGCACGCAGCGACGCAGCAGCCCGCAGTCGGGGAAGGTCGCGTAGTCGTAGATCGTGCCGTCTTCAAGGTAGTCGACCAGCACCACGTCGTAGCGCTTACCCATCGGCCTGGCCTTCTTCTTCTTGAGGGGGCTCGACAGCCGGCCGCTGCGCGATGGAGACGGTCTGCAGGTGAGCGCCCGACGCGCCAAACACCTGAATCGACTCGTAATGCCCTTCGGCGCCGTCACGGGCGGCGGACGACACGCAGTAATGCTGGCCATCGGCCACGAAGGTCACGACGTCGGTGGCGGTGGCCTTGTCGACCGGGCCGGTGGTCGACACGATGCGCTCGACATTGCCGCGCGTGCAGATCAGGGTAATCATCAGGCGGCTCCGTTGGGGGTGGTCTTGGTGTCGGCGCTCGCGGTCGAACGCTTTTCGGGATTCGAGGCCACAAGCCGCGGCGCGCGGAATGTCCAGGCTTCGTTGAAATAGCCCTGGCTCCACTGCTTCATGACGCTCTGATATTCGTCTTCCAGGTTGAGCTGGTAGCTGGTCAGGCCCTCGACCACGCGACCCTCGGGCCACAAATGGCGTTCGACGCCCTCCAGCGTGAAGGTCATCAGGGGGCCGGAATGGAACAGCACGATGCGGGTCTGCTGCCCGTGGGGCCGCGGCAGGACCGCGAGGCAGACGCCGAGCTCGCCCTTCACGGGGCCGGTGTTGCGCAGGTCGTCGCGCACCGTGAAGGCTGCGCGCACGATCGAGCCGACGACGATCTGACTCGGGTCGGTCGGGGCTTGACGGTCGAATTCGTCGTCGCTCATAGATAAGTCACTCCTGACTGTAGTTTCTGGGCGCAACTATCCGGCGGGGCCGGATAGTGCGTGGGTTAATTGCTTTCGGCCTGGGCCATCAGCCGTTCCATCTCTTCGACGGGCAGCTGGTTGAATCGCGCCCGGGCATCGGTGCGACGCTGCTTGTCAGCTTCGACTTCGGCGCGATGCTTGTCGCCCATCTCGCGGACCTGATCCAGCGGGATATGCTCGATGATCATCGAGATCGCGGCGTCCTGGCTGGACAGGCCGGCGGCCTTCTTGATCTCCTTCATCCGGGCATGGCTTTCCTCGGTGAAGGTGACGCTGATACGCTTCTTTTCCATTGTGAACTCCTTGCGTTGTTGTGCTTTCGAAACTGAACTAATTTTATAGTAGTGCAGTGTCTCGCGCAACATTCGGCTGGGTTATGTCGTCTTCCTCCCAGTCGTCCTCGTAATCGTTGGTGTCGATGAAGCCGATGAAGCCGGTGGCGTCGGTCACCTGGTAATCGTCATCGACGCCTGCCTCTTCGGTGAGGTAGGTGATGTCGGGGTGCGGCATCGGGATCAGCATCAGCGCGCCGAGCAGCGCTTCCGGGTGCCCGGTCGCCACGCCCACCAGAACCGCCACCAGGATCATTGCATTCAGAATCAGCACGCCGCGCATGTGACCTCCTTGATGGTGATGTCGCCGTTCCAGTCCAGGGCCGTGATGAATCCGGCTGCCTTGCGGTGCCCGCCACCGCCATAGGTCTCGGCGATCTCGGCGACGTTCACGTCGTCCCGAATGGTGCGCAGCGAGATTTCGCGACAGTCCGCGCGGTCATAGTAGTAGGCCGTGAACGGCGCATCGGGGTTGCGCTTGCACAGTTCGTTGGCCGCGTCCGAGCCGAACACCTTCGAGCAGTTGACCACCGGCACCTCGTGCCCGGCGATCGTCATCAGACGAACCTGGGCGGACAGGATCTCGTCGATGTCGCGGTGATACTTGCGCAGGATCGGCTTGCCGTCGCGGTAGAGCTTTTCGACGTCCATCGCCATCAGCCGGTCGTAGACGTCGATGTCGAAGGGATGGGAGAAGACCGCAGCCTGGATTTCTTCCGTGCCGTGCATGTGAAAGCGCCAGAGGTCTCGATCCTCGAGGTGCAGAAGCAGCAGCGGCGGAATCAGCAGCGGGTTGAAGTAGTGGAACGCCAGCACGCAGCCGGAGTGCGTCATGTCGAAGATCGCGAAGACCGGGCAGTGGGTCGGTTCGACCACGTTCCAGCTCCAGCTGTCCGGGCGGTAGGCGCCCTTGGGCGGGCGCCGAAGCGCCCCCAGGTCATTCGCCGCCGACTCGTGGTGGTCGATCACCAGGATGGTGTTCGCGGTCGCGCTCATCTCGCGCAGCACATCGGCGCTGTAGGAGAAGTCCACGAGGATGACGTCACGTCCGGTGACGTCGGGCGGGTTCGTGCCGTAATGAGAGGGCACGAACTCGGCGTTCGGCAGCGCAAGCCGAACCGCCCACGCCGCGGCCATGCCGTCGGCGCAAGGGTGGTGGTAAATGACCAGGGGTGCTTTTTTCATCAGCAGATAACGACGGTTTCTTCCGACTGGATCTGGCCGAAGTTGTTGTCCTTCAGGTCTTCCTCGGTCGGCTGGCTGCAGGCGGCCAGGGCCAGAACTGCGATCAGGGCCAGGACGGACAGGGCTTTCTTCATATCGTCTCCTTGGGTTGTGCGCTCGCGCGCGTGGATGAACTAGAGGCCGAGAATCTCGCGGGCGTCGATCGACACCTCCGCCACCTTGTGTGGGTAGTCGCGCTTGTATTCGATGGCGCCGTTGCCGTCGTTGTAGGCGTCAAGCACGCCGGCCCAGCCGTTGCTCTTCAGCCAGCGGTCGCGGCAGCGCGCCAGATGCAGACAGCCGTATTCCAGACCCAGGTCGATCTTGCACAGCCGCGGCATCTCTTCGCGGAAGCCGTAGGCGCGCGCGTTGGCACCCATGAGCTGCAGCAGGCCCCAGCTGGTCTTCTGGAAGACCCACTCGGTGTTGGCGGACATGCCGCCGAAGCCCGGGAAGCCGGACGGCGCGGTGGAGCCGCTGGCATCGACGCCGCGGGCGGTGAACGGCTGATTCGAGCGCATGTTCCAGCAGTAGCGGTAATGCGACTCGAAGCGGGTGGCGAAGGTGTTGCCGGCGGACTCGACCACGATCATGGCCAGCACCAGCGGGGACGGGATGCTGTGACGCTTTGCCGCGGCGACGGCCGACGTCTTCACGATGGGCTCAAGGTTCATGCGATCTCCTGTAATTCGAAGCCGGTGAAGTCGAAGTCCGCCCCGACAGGCAGTTGGTTCTCGACGAAGCCGGGGGTGTCCGCGACGATTGCGCGTCGGGTCATGGCGTGCCGGCGCAGGTGGATATTGAAGTCGTCGGCGAAGTCGACGATGAAGGCGCGATTGGGGCGGCCGTCCTTCTTCTCGCGCAGCGCGCGGCCGATGCGCTGACGCAGGGCCACTTCAGCCTTGCCGCCGCCGGCCAGAATGATCATCCCGACACTGGGCACATCGACGCCCACGTCGAGGATCGTGGAGCCGATCACGACATCGAGCATGCCGCCGGCCAGGCCCAGCAGGGCAGCCCGGCGCGCAGCGCTGTCGTCGTCGCCCCAGATGAACTGCGCGTTCAGGCCGGCCGCTTCCAGCATCGCCAGCACGATCTTGCCGTGGACCGTGTGGTTCACGAGCACGATCACGGGCAGGCCGTAGCGGCGCGCGCGCACGCACTCGCCGACGATCGCGCGGTTGCGCGCCAGGTTGAAATCGATGCCGAGCTTGGTGGCCCGCTGGTAGGAGGACGTGTTGCCCAGCACCGTCGAGATGCGCGTCTTGCCGGGCTTGGGTTTCTCGTAGAGGGCGAGGGCGTCCTTGTCGGGCGCGTAGCCGGTCACGATGGTGCGAAAGCTCGGGGTCGCGAGGATGCCGCGATCGATAAGCAGCTTCTCGGTGATCCGGATGCCGATCGGCCCGCAGGAGGCCATCAGGCGCATGTTCGATTCTGCGTCCGCGCGCATGAACGGCGTCGCGGTCAGCGCCAGCCGGTAGTGGGCGCGGGTGCAGTGGCGCATGATCTGGAAGAAGGTGTCGCCGCCGGCCTCATGGGCTTCCTCGGCGATCACGAACTGGAACAGGCTCAGCAGCCGCAGGGTCTCCTCGCGACGCTTTTTCATGCGCCGGTATTGCGCCACGCCCAGGGCTTCGCGCTCTTCGGAGCTCAACGGCTTGCCGTCCTTGCCCTTCTTCTTCGAAGAGATCACGAAATTGGGCTCGCGCAGCCGCGCGGCCAGGGTCTGCACGGTCGCGACGTTGATATAGCCGCGCGGGCGCCATTCCTTGTCGCCCATGACCCCAACTTCGGCATTGCGCAGATCCGGCTCGCCGTTCTCGGCCCGCACCTTCAGGGCTGCCGCGAAGGCGTCCTTCATCTGGTGCATGAGCACCGAGCGGGTGGTGATGAACAGGGTGGGGCGCTTGATCCGCGCGGTGGCCAGGTTGGCGATGCGCGACTTGCCGCCGCCGGTGGCGACCTGGGCGATCATCATGCCGTGCTTGATCAGCAGATCCACGGTGCGCGGCTGATACTCGTAACGGGGATCGACCGCAAACGTGTCAACGACCGGATGGGTCGGGCCGAGCGCGGCCGGCAGGGGCTTGCGCACGATCTTGACCTCGTAGCCGAGCTTGGTCAGACGACGCTTGACCAGCTCGACGAAGCCAGTGGGGAAACCGTTGTTGCGGAAGTCGAAGAACGTCGACCGACCATCCCATTCGGCAGCCTGATAGGCCGCGGAACGCTCTGCACCCTCAACCATATAGCTCAGCATCTGCTGAGCCTCTAGCTGTACGGCCTCGTCTGGCTTAACCAGCATCGCGTTGACCGCATTATGGGCTATTTGGATGATCCTGCTCACGGTTTCTGTTGCCTGTGGCGCCTCATTCGTGATAAAACGTGCAGTCATAGTAAGTCAGCACTGACTTAAATGCAACCCCTGGGAGAATCTTTTTTGGACGCACACGAAATCCTCAAGATCGATCCGTCTCGGCTGCACCCGAATCCGTGGAACCCGAACGTGGTCGGTCCCGAGAACGAGGTGAAGATCGAGGCGTCCATCCGTCGCAACGGCATGTTCAAGCCCGTGCTGGTGCGCGAGCGTGCCGACGGCCAGCTCGAAATCCTGGGCGGCGCGCACCGCGTCAAGGTCGCCGAGCGCATGGGTCTGGCCAGCGTGCCGGTCATCAACCTGGGGCCGATCGACGACGCACAGGCGAAGGAGATCGGGCTGATCGACAACGGCCGCTACGGCACCGACGACAGCCTGCTGCTTGCCGACATCTTCCGTGAGCTGGGCGCCGACACCCTGGTGGAACTGCTGCCGATCGAGATGACCGATGTGGACGCGATCTTCGCCGCCACCGACATCGATCTGGACAGCATCGGCTTCCCCGATGAGCCCACCACGGTGACGACCGCGCCGCTGGAGCCCACGGCACCGCCCACCCATCAGACGATCAAGTTCCGCGTGCCCGTCAAGGACGCCCACGTGGTCACCGACGTCATCGAAAAGATCATGCGCACGCAGTCGTTCACCGACGACCTCGCCGAGATCAACGCCGGCAACGCGCTACTCCATCTCATCACCCATTCGGCCCAGGGGAAGGGGCCAAGCCATGAATGACCGAATCCGTTTCCCGGAGTGCCTTTCCTGCGTGAACTTCGAGGACTGCAACTCCGACGTCTGTGACGAGTGCCCGGCCGGCGAGCAATACGAGCCCGTCGACGAGCGCGAGCCGCTTGATTTCAGCGAGGGCTGGTAAATGACCGACAAGCTCAAGATCGTCGCGCGGGACATCGAGACCATCCTGCCCTACGAAAAGAACGCCAAGATCCACGACGAGCTGCAGGTCACGAAGCTCGCCCAGCAGATCAGCGAGCACGGCTGGGATCAGCCGATCGTGGTCGACGCCGACGGCGTGATCATCAAGGGGCACGGCCGGCGCCTGGCGGCGCTCAAGCTGGGCATGACCCAGGTGCCGGTGATCGTGCGTGACGATCTCACCCCCGACCAGGTCAAGGCGGCTCGCCTGGCCGACAACCGCGTCTCCTCGACCGATTACGACACCGAGCTGCTGCAGGCCGAGCTGGCCGCGCTGGCGATGACCGACGACCTGCTCAACACCGGCTTCGACGCGCGCGAGCTGGACTTTCTGACCGCCGATCTCGGCGACTTCAGCGACGAGAAGGTGGTCATCGATCTGGGCGCCTCCGTGGATGCCCAGACCCGCACCCAGGAAGCCGCGATCGAGAACGCCAAGAAGGGCGACGTGGCGATCACCGACCTGCTGGGGTTCAAGAGGGTCCCCGCGACCATGCAGAAGATCGTGGCCGCCTTCATCGGGCGCATCGAGGAGGAGACCGAAGCCGAGGGGCTGGATGCCTTCCTGATGTACGCCGAGAAGCACAGCGGGCTGCCGGCATGACCGAATACGTCATCAGCAAGTCGTTCTCCTCGCGTGTCGATCGCACCCCGCGAGTGCTCGAGTGCGCCGAAGCCTTCGGCATCGGCCTGGCGAACAAGGAGTTCGTGCTCTACGAGGGGCTGAAGCTCGAGGTGCTGCAGGGCGACGTGGTCTATATCACCGGCCAGTCCGGCTCGGGCAAGTCGCAGCTGCTCAAGGAACTGCATCGTCAGATGCGCACCCAGGAGTGGCTGCGCGTCGCCTCGCTCGACGAGGTGCAATACGACGAGCGCCCCCTGATCGACCAGGTGGGCGAGAACATGGCGGACGCCGTGCGTCTGCTGTCGATGGCCGGGCTCAACGACGCCTATCTGTTCGTGCGCTCGCCGAGTCAGCTCTCCGACGGGCAGAAGTATCGCTTCAAGCTCGCCAAGGTCATCGAGTCCGGCGCGACCGTCTGGGTCGCTGACGAGTTCGGCGCGACCCTGGATCGCGACACCGCCAAGGTCGTGGCCTTCTGCCTGCAGAAGATGGCGCGCGAGGCTGGCGCAACCGTGCTGGTGGCCACTACCCACAGCGATCTCGAATTCGATCTCAACCCGACCCTCGTGGTGACCAAGCACTACGAGAACCGGGTCGCTGTATCCACCTACCCGGAGCGCCGCTCGTGATCAACACCCCGAAGAAGAAGTGGCGCCGGCCGAAGCCGATCCTCGTGCTCGCCGGCAACGTCAACCTGTTCCGAGGCTACTGCCACGAGCGCAGCAGCGCGGAGACGGCCGAGGACAAGCTGCATACGCCGCTGGTCTACGGGTGGGACGAAATGCACACCCGCGGCATGCTCTATTCGGGCGTGGTGCTCACCGACGGTTATCGCCGCAATCCGATCTACAAGGCCCGGGACACCGTGCTGCTGGCGGTGATGATCGACGGGCAGCGCCAGTTGCGCACCCTGGCGCAGCTGATCGCTGCCGATGCGTGACGTCACCATCGAGCGCCGCTCCGGCGACGCCCAGCCGTTTTCCCTGCTCGACCGGATGTATGTCGAGCGCGGCGTGACCGCCGACTGGGACCGACTGCATCGCTTCCACTACAAGGCGGAAGGCAATCTGGTCGGCCCGCATTACTGGCGCTGCATGCTCGAGACCGAGCATGGCCCGCAGCTGGTGGGTGTGGTCGTTCTGTGCGTGCCGCGTCTGCTGCTCGCCCAGCGCCACATCATGTTCCCCAAGCTCAAGCCGGGCGTCGAGACCAAGGTCACCAACGTCTACCGGGCGAAGTTCATCAACCGGAACTTCAACACCTGCAGCCGCACCGTCGTCGATACGCTCTATCGCAGCGTCGGCGTGAGCTATCGGATGCTCAACCTGGCCTGTCGTATGGAAGGCAAGCGCTACACCGAGCTGGCCTCCTCGATGAGCAAGTTCAACCCCTTCGCCATGCGCGCCGGCTTCGTGTTCAACGAGCCGACCCTGGCGAAGATGTACGACCAGGGCATCGTGCTCATGGCGCGGTATTTCGACGCCCACCCGGCGGACTCCGAGGCGATCCTGGAAGAGATCGAGACCATGCCGTCGGGGCTGCGCAAGAAGGCGATCCGCGACCTCAAGGCGTTCTACTACAAGCACTCGGCGACCGAGAAGACCGGGCGCAAGAACAACGACGGCGTCGAGCATGTCGCCGGCATGGCGACCCCGGAGCTGCTCAAGAACATCAATCAGCTGGTATTCAGCTCGCCGATGTACGGCTGCTACACCAACCCCGATGCCGGCCGCGAGCTGCCGGCCCGGTTGCCGCTGTCGGCGTTCGACTGGCAGCGCCACGACCAGCCGCTGGATCTGTCGCGACTCACCAACCTTCAGGGGGAATCTGCATGACACCGCTTCAGCAGCGCGTCGTCGAAGAGAAGGCCGATCTCGATAGGCGAAGAGCCAATCTGGGCTATTTCCTGGGCACCTATCAGTTCGCCGATCTCGCCCCGGATGAGCGGAGGCTGCTGCGGCGCCAGCACTGCCTGATGTGCTCGCTCAGCGTCGTGCTGGGCGATCGGATCGCTGTGTTCGAAAAATCAACGGGCGGCCCGCAAGGGGAGGTCGGCAACGACTGACGATCGGGAGTGCCCGGTCCCGCCCACCATTCCAGTTCGCGAATCACGAAAGGAGACCCCATGAGGGCAATTCGTCTGAAGCACGACGTGGTCATTCCGGCCGGCACCGTGCTGTATCCGATGGACGGCACCGTCCGCACCTTCCATCACGACAGCTACGAGGCATCGCTGGGCCTGACTCGCGATTCCTACGGCGCCTTCGGCTACAGCATCGAGCGCGGCGACCCGGCCTTCGATGTCTGGTTCGAGTCGGTCGAGGATCAGGGCGAGGTCAGCGACTCATGATCGAGAAAATCCGGCTCGCGGTGGAGCGGTTCAAGCAGGCGCTGGCGCGCTGGGCTCGTCGGCTGGTGCGCTGGTGGCATCAGAACACCTGCAAGCACCCGACGCTGCTGCGCATCGATCACGGCTGGCATGTGGGCTATCGATGCGCCGACTGCGACAAGGATCTGTTCGGGCGCTGGGACTTCACGCGCCTGGGCGAAGAGCCGTTCGGCCCGCGTATCTCCACCCATGCCAATCAACTGATCGAGGACTAGCGATGTGGCAATCCCTGCTCTGCATCTTCAAGGGTCACGATCTGCATGTCGCGCACCGCTACAACGCGCACTGCGCGCGCATTGTGTGCCAGCGCTGCCGGCTGGAGTTCTACAGCCACGAGGGGCTCGACATGGCGCTGCCCTGGACGCCTGAGCGGGCCGCCTATCTGGACGCGATGGAGCGCGACAAGCCATGCGACTGACTGCCAAGCAGATCGAAATCCTCAACATCGTCTCCCGCGGCGACGGGGCGGGGCAGTGGCTGGACATGGGGCAGATCCACGAGCGCCTGTCCTACGAGTGCAAGCGCCAGGCGCTGCAGTGCTCGATTCGGTTTCTGGTCAAGAAGGGGCTGCTCACCAAGCTCGACTGCGAGACCCGCAGGGAGCGCAACCGGCGCGTGATCGCAGCCACCGTGCTCGGCATGCAGGTCATGGGGCGCGATCTCTATAAGCACGTGGGGCGCGCACCCGGCCCGCATCAAGAGAAAACGGACGCGAGCATCAGCGATCAGTGAGGTTTGCCGCGCGGCACGCCGCAGGCATCAGCGGGTGCTGAAGCGCGCTCCGCGAGGGTGATAGATCGGGGTAATGATGACGATAGCTAAAAACTATCGCGCGGCGTCGGGGCAGTTTGGATCACCATTCCGCGAGTCTCATCGATCTCTTTCTGAGCTCTGAGGCACATGCCTTGAAAACTGCCGTTATGAAAATCCGTAAATTGCGTTGGCCAGTTGATTTTAAAAGGAAATTCGCGATTTTTAATTCATAACACCCGATCCCTATCTTATAACAACAGCCATCAGAAATCAGAACCAATAAACAATAGCGAAAACACAATAAAAAAGACACACATAAACGGAAATTGTGTAATCACTGGATTCAGATGACGTTTGACGCTCTAGGAAGCGCTAGGAGCGTAGATCAGAGGGCAGGGGATACGAGGACACGGCCCACGTGACGATCGAAGCGTGAGCACCGGCCAGGAGCGCCCTGCTGTCAAAGTAAGTCAGCGCTGATTGAACGTAAACACGCTTCCGCGATATAATCCGCCCGGACAATGCTTCGGTTAGCCGTTGTCCGTTCTCCTCCTCCGCTGGGTATTCGGGGTCCGCATGGACCCCGCTTTCTGGGAATCCAATGGCCAAGTCCAAGCGCGATGATCTGGCTGCACGCATCGCTACCCCCAAGTCGAATCGTCTGACGCCCACCCAGTGGGGAGAAGCCGAAGCCCTGTGGGCCTCCGGCGAGTTCACCCTCAAGCAGCTGGCCGAACGCTTCGGCGTGCGTCACGAGACGCTGTCCCGTCGCTTCACCAAGCGCGGCGTCGTCAAGGGCTCCAAGGATGTGGCCACCGCGGTTCGCGACAGTATCGCTGAAGCCGGTGCCAACGACGGCGCCGAGCTGCTGATCAAGATTCGCGAGACCAAGGAAGAGCACTACAAGTGGGCGCAGATGCTCGCGCGCCTGGGCATGGCCGAGCTGGCCGCGGCCCGAAATAAGGGCAACCCGATGGCCACCGCGATGGCCAACCTCAAGGCGATCAAGGTGGCGATCGAAATCTGCAAGATCGCGCGTGAGGAGCGCTGGACGCTGCTGGGCCTCGACAAGGATGTCGGCCTGGACGAGGAGCTGCCGGAGCTGATCATCCGCGGCCTGACCGCCGAGGAGATCGCGCGCCTGCACGTGATCCAGAACGACGACGAACTGGCCGAGCACCTGCAGAACTACAGCGACGACAAGCTCGCCGAGGATCTCGACGACCTGAGCGAATCCGACCTGGATGGCGCGGACATCTCCGGATAATGCCTGCGCTGCCGCTGCACCCCAAGCAGCTCGAGGTCTACTCTGCGCCGCACCGATTCAAGACGATGGTGGCGGGGCGCCGATCCGGCAAGACGTTTTTGGCCCGCGTGATCATGATCGACAAGGCGGGCAAGAAGAAAAAGCAGCGCATCTGGTATGTCGCGCCGACCTATCAGATGGCGCGCGACATCATGTGGGAAGAGCTCAAGGACGCGATCCCGCGGCGCTGGATCAAGAAGATCAACGACACGCGCCTGCGCATCCTGCTCATCAACGGCTCGGTGATCGAGCTCAAGGGCGCGGACAAGCCTGACACCCTGCGCGGCGTGGGTCTGCACTACGTGGTCCTCGACGAGGCCCAGGACATGAAGCCCGACGTCTGGGGCAAGGTCATCCGACCGACCCTGTCGGCCACCCGCGGCGGCGCGCTGATTCAGGGCACGCCCAAGGGCTTCAACATCCTCTACGACCACTACCGCATGGGCCAGCGCGGCGATTACCAGCAGGCGGGCGTGTGGAAGTCCTGGCAGTTCCCGACGTCACAGTCGCCGTTCGTGCCGCCGGAGGAGATCGAGGCCGCGCGCAACGAGCTGGACCCCAAGACGTTCCGTCAGGAGTACGAGGCGAGCTTCGAGTCGATGGCCGGGCGCGTCTACTACCCGTTCGATCGCACCAAGCACGTCGGCAAGTTCCCCTTCAACCCGGGTCTGCCGATCTGGGTCGGGCAGGACTTCAACATCGACCCGATGTCGAGCGTGATCATCCAGCCGCAGCCCTCCGGCGAGCTGTGGGTGGTCGACGAGATATATCTGCCGAGTTCGAACACGGCCGACGTCTGTGCGGCGCTCGATCGCAAGTTCTGGCGCTGGCAGGACGCCGTCACGATCTACCCCGATCCGGCCGGCAGCTATCGACAGTCCGGGCGCGGTGAGTCCGATCTGGACGTGTTCCGCCAGGCCGGCTTCAGGAAGATCAAGCACCGCAAGAAGCACCCGCCGATCGCCGACCGCGTGAACGCGGTCAACTCGCTGCTGGAGACCGCCTCCGGTGTGGTGCGCCTGCATATCGACGAGTCCTGCAAGAACACCATCAAGTCGCTCGAACAGACGATCTACAAGCCGGGGTCGCGCGACATCGACAAGCAGGCGGGCGCCGAACACGCGACCGACGCGCTGGGTTACCCGCTCGAGTTCGAGTTCCCGATCATCAAGCACACGCTGGCCGGTATTTCGCTGTAAAAATAAGTCAGCGCTGACTTGATCGCCAGCGCCTTTGTTGAGATAATTGCACCTTACACCGAGGACTGTCCTTGCCCCAAGAAACTGCACTGGACAAGCTAGTCAAGCGCCGTCACCCCGATTACGACGCGATGAAGCCCCACTGGGACTTCGTCGAATCCACGTATCGCGGCGGCCGGGCGTGGTTCAAGGACAACGTCTTCAAGTATCACAAGGAAGGTCGCGGCGAATACCGCGCCCGTGTGAACCGGGCCTATCGGTTCAACCATTCGCGCGAGGTGGTCAATCTCGTGTCGAAGTACATTTTCAAAGGCGAGATCCTGCGCAACGACGAAGGCGCGAGCGAAGTGCTCCGCGACTTCTGGCACTGCGCCACCCGCGACGGGCAGGACATCTCCCAGTTCATGCGTCTGGTCGACACCAAGTCGTCCACGTTCGGCCGCATCTGGGTGATGACCGATTCGACCGCCACCGGCGGCACGAAGAACCTGGCCGACCAGCGTGAGCAGGATGCGCGGATCTACGCCTACATCGTGCGCCCCCAGAACGTGCTGGATGTCGGCTATGACCGCATGGGTGTGCCGCTCTGGGTGCTGTTTCTCGAGCACGACCGCGACGACACCGACCCGCTGAACTGCACCGGCGACGTGATCGAGCAGTATCGGCTCTGGACGCGCAACGAGTGGATGCTATTTCAGGCGTCCGGGGACGAACACGACGGGCCGATCGTTCAGGTCGCCTCCGGCGTTCACGGACTCGGCGTGGTGCCGGGCTTCCCGGTCGACCATATGGGCGTCTCGGAAGACCTGTATCACAGCCCGTCGCTGATCAATGACATCGCCTACCTGGACCGCGCGGTTGCCAACTACCTGAGCAACCTCGACGCGATCATCCAGGACCAGACGTTCTCGCAGCTGGCCATGCCGGCGCAGAACATCTCGGCGCAGGACGACACCTACAAGAAGCTGCTGGAGCTGGGCACCAAGCGCATCTTCGTCTACGACGGCGGTGAGGGTGGCAACAAGCCGCACTACCTGTCGCCAGACCCGACCCAGGCCGAGCTGATCATCACGGTGATCAAGACGATCATCAACGAGATTTATCACACCGTCGGCATGGCGGGTGAGCGCACCAAGCAGGACAACGCGGTCGGCATCGACAACAGCTCAGGCGTAGCCAAAGCCTACGACTTCGAGCGGGTGAACTCGCTGCTGGCCTCCAAGGCCGCGACCCTCAACCGCGCCGAGAATCGACTGGCTCAGCTGGTCGATCTGTGGACCGGCAAGCCGCGCAGCCGCGACCTGGACCGATTCGAGCCGGTCACCTACCCGAAGGACTTCGACGTCCGCGGGCTGTTCGACGACATCGAGATCGCTTCGCGCCTGTCGCTGCTCAACGCGCCGCAGGCGCTCCAGCAGAGCCAGATGGATGTCGTTGCTCGCAAGTTGTTCCCGCAGATGTCGCGCGACCTGAAAGCGCGCCTGAAGCAACAGATCAATGACTGGCCGACAGACCCGGCCGAACAAGACCCGGCCGGCAATTCAGCCGACCAACCCGGAGCCCAAACCGCGACGGCGGAATAGGCCCAGAACCGACCGAGAGACAGGTCACCCCAACCACGACGGCCGAGAGACTGGCCAGAGGACTGTAGATGCTTATCCGGAACCAATGGCTCAAGTACGGGCCGATGAACACAGCGACCGACGCCGGCGACCCTGGACAGGGTAGCGGCGGTGCTCCCAATCCTGAACCCCCGGCCCCGCCGCCGGCGACGCCCCCGGTAA